CCGCTGGTTATAGAGGTGCTGCGACCGCTGGTGATAGAGGTGCTGCGACCGCTGGTGATAGTGGTGCTGCGACATCAAGAGGTAGTTCATCAACTGGAAATAACGGTTTAGCGGTGGCGCGAGGAACAAATGTAAAGGTCAGAGGAGGTATGGGATCTATCTTGGTTATAGCAGAGGAGCAAGAAAGCTCGTACAATGTTTCCGATTGGAAAGCCGTTGTGGTTGACGGCAAGAATATCAAGGCTGATACTTGGTATAGATTAGTAGGCGGAGAATTTGTTGAGGTGGAAGATTAACTAACAACAATATATTATGATTAAAAAACTATTACATAAGTATCAAACGTACAGGGATAAAAAGTTCCTTGCACGCTTGGAGAGAGTGCTAAACAACAATGTGGTGGGCGCAAACTTATTTATAGAAAAAAATGTGTTTTCACTCAGGGGATTTTACATGTATTTTCCTAAAGGCGCAGTGGCGGATTTGCTAAACAAAATTCCTCCAAGTCTTGTCGAAGAGCGTCTTCGTTCAGGATATTACGAGAAACGAGAGACTCCGCAATCAGGTTTAGACTTTTAGAATAATAAAAACAATCATTTCCTACGGAAGCATTTATCTTGTATTTTCCTGAAAGGCTGTTTATTAGCTCTCTTTGAAAAATAAAGTTCCCTGCATCTTGTTTTCCTCTGCATGGAATGTTAAGCTGTTTGCAGATTGAGATAGTTAGACCAATTACTTCTTCAGGGCAGTAGATTGATGTTTTTATAAACTCTTTCATAAGTTATAATTTTTAGAATTTGACGAAACAAAAGTAACAACAAAAAGGAGCATATCCAACAGTTATAATGATAAGTTAGAATTTGACACTTAACCTTTCATTAGGATGTGCTCCTTTCAAAATTTGGGTAAAACAAAAAGAAATGAAACAGACAGTAGAAGAAGCAGTAAGGAAATATGCTGACGATAAATGTCAAGAACGTGGAGTTCCAAAGAAATATAGATTGCATTTCGATTTTGATAGATATGACATTGAACAAGGGTTCAAAGCCGGTGCTGAATGGCTTGCAAATCGGATTAAATCAATCATGCAGGACGATTCACTGACAGACGGAGAAGTTATAGAGAATATTCATAAACTCTTAAATTTATAATGACATGAAAGAGGTATGGAAAGACACAAAAGGAGTGTTTGGGTATCAAGTTAGTAATTTTGGACGAGTTAGAAGCATTTTTAGTAGATGGGGGAAACGAGCGTATCCAAGGATAATGAAAGGTTCTATAGATTCTCATGGATATGTTCAGGTAACAATTAGCATTAATGGGGAAAGGAAACTAATGTTTGTGCACAGGCTTGTTGCAAAAGCATTTATACCAAACCCTTTAAATTTAGAGATGGTAAATCATAAAGACGAGAACCCTTTAAATAATAATGTTGATAACTTGGAATGGTGTACAAGGTCTTACAATAACTCCTATGGGCATGCGACTGATAGTTATCGAAAAAAGATTTGTTGCATACATGGAGAAACTGCTTACGTTTTCAAATCAATAAAAGATGCTTCAATTAAAATGAATATTCCAACAACATCTATTTTCAACTCATTAAAAAGACGTTCGCCAATGGTTAGCAGAGGTCTTATGTTTTATTATGTTGGTAAAAACGAAATCCCCTCTTTCGATGAGATACTCGAAGCCAGCAGGGATGTACTGAAAAGGATTAAACAGAAAGGAGATTGAGATATGAAATTTCCTAAAGTAAAGAAAAAGCAAAAGATTGAAAGGGTTTGTTACAACTGTAAGCATTATTATAAATGCACTGACAGATTTAACAGAGATACTATAAACTGTGATAAATTCAAATTTAATGCTTTATGTAAGAGTGTTTAAAAAAGAGATTAGATATGAAATCAAAACAAGTATTATCAATAGATCAGATGAAGCACCTGAGGGAGCTTGGCTTGGATACGAGTGATGCAAGTATGTATTGGGCAAGAGTATCGCATGGAAGTCGTGTTGATGATAAATCCAAAGGTAAATGGTTTTTGAGTTTGCAGAAAGAATTCCAAGTTTGTGGTTTTATGTCATATGAATCAATTCCCACTTACACCTTGCATGACATTCTTGACAAGCTGCCGAGTTATATTACATACAATGATGAAGAATATCAACTGCAAATACTTCCGCCTTGTATATGTTATAGATACGTAAATTATACGTTTGACGATTTAGATTATAAAAACAATGTGGATATCTTGGAGAACGCATATAAGATACTGTGCTGGGTGATTGAAAACGGATATATTTTAAAGAGGGTGAACAATGAAAGCGAGAATAAAAGAAACTGGAGAAATAATTGATGTTGAATGTCGTTTCTATGCCAAGATTGGTTCTACGGACCCGATTATTCATAATAGTTTAGTTGAGGTTTTGAAAGATGATGGAATCATTGATTGGGAACAGAGGCGTTATGAACTGGCAAAGGCTGCAATGCAAGGAGTTCTAAGCAACCCTGCTTTTTGCGGCACATATTCTAAACGTGAAGCACCGATAATTATAGCGCTTGATTGTGCTGATAATATGATAAAGAAACTGAAAGGAGAATAATCATGGATATAAAAGAAGTAAAAAACAAGAAAGAGAAAGCTGAAATGGAAATAGCTCATATTTTAGAACACCTTGAAGCTGAAATAGGTTTAGAAGTCAATAATATGATTTATATACGCAGGGAAAGTGAAAAGTCTACGTTATCGGCTTTGCCTGTAAGAATAAAAACAAAAATAATCTTGACGTTTTAATCATGGAAGAAATGAGGCTGAATAAAATCACTTCTCTTCGTAAGCAGATTGAGAAACTTGAGAAATTATCTTTTAAAGTAGAGGAAGATTGATATGGCAGTAAAATTCAGACATAAGGAAACCGGATTGTTCTTTTGTAGAGCAAAAGGATTATCACCTTCAATAAGAGAGGAAAAAGAATTTGGAGAAGAAGCAATTTTTAGGAAAAGGAATTTGTCTAAGCGAGGAAGGATTTATGAAACTGCAACTGAAAATCAGAAACGCAATTGGATAGGTGAAGAGCATGCAGATGAATTTGAAATAGTACAAGTTTAAAGCCATAAATAGAAACGAATACCGGGAACGCTGCAAACATTACAGCCATTACAGCGGGCAGTGCTATAAAAAGTCGTTCATATCAGGCATAGCAAACAATGTGCATGTGAATATGAAATGTGACGGTAAATGTCCTCGCATGAGGAATTACGATAAGAGAAACGGAATATTAATTGATAAAGAAAAGTAATCATGAAAAATACTATTACTATACTTATCGATCCAAATCAGGTGGAATATGCTGCGGTGTATGCTCGATTGAAGATGGTGATTTTGATTTAAATCGCATGATGCGTGATTTGCATAAAGACTACGGGTGCGTGTGTATAATAACTTTTTGGAAAGAAATATCCAAAGAAGAACACGAAGGGTTAATGGAGTTCTGTGATAAAGTTAATAAGGAGGGATAGTTATGAAGCATATATTTTTTTTATTTGTAGGTATTTTGGCTTTATACGAAATCATGAAAGCCTTAAACTGTAAGAGGGTTTATTCTCGTACATACGAATATATACATTCTCCCAAAGAAGATAAGAATACATATTTTAAAAAGCACCCCATGCTTCTTTTAATGAGCGTTTTGGATCTTTTTGAGTGGATGACATTAATGGCAGGACTAATGACAAGTCAATGGGTTTTATTTTTGGCGGTGATGGCTTTGTCTTTATCAAGATTCTACCGCCTCGGTAGTTGGGCCATATGTATAGACTGTATTATTACTGTGGCTATTTACTTGTTTGCTATTATTAATACTTATCATTTACATATAGAATTATGAGTAAATTAAGAAGATATAAAAAGGTAGATACGAGTCTGTCTCATTTGTGCACTTTTGCACCAGTTAAAGATCCGGCAGTGGTAATAGGGTCTTATTACTGCAAAAACATTTGTCCTCATTGCCGAGGGACGTTGAATATATTAGGAGTTAGATCTGTAAGATGTGATAAACCATGAGTAAAAAAAGGGATGCCTGTACATCCCCTTAAAACAGCATTACGCCACTTTCTTACTATCTACCAAGAAAGAAAAGTATTTGGAATGTTTTGGATATATCCGCTTACCGTTCCTTATGATATACCGACAGAAAATACGAGTTTTGCCGTTTTCATTTTGCATTTGATTTTTCACAATAACACCTCCTCTCCGTTTTGCCTACTAACCTGTATTAGCAAGCTTTAAGCTGCACCCTGTCAAGTGCAACTAAAAAAGCCCAAAGTTACAGGACATTGGGCTTAAATGTCTTTTCTCAATGAGAACGGACAAGAAAGGTGACGAATGACAGTTCGTCGGGTTGGAGGTGTTAATGCTCCAAATCAAATGCGGTACAAATATAGGTTTTAGCCTACAAGTAAGGAACTTTATTAACGATTTTAATAGTCAAATTAACACATGAGTAAACTCTACAAAGCAACCATTTTCGGCAAACCGTTCATGCTTGGATGGTTCAGCCATGCGGACAAATGGTATCATAGAATTGGAATAATATATTGAGACAATGAGAGCAACCGAAAAGAAACTAAGAGACAGACACGCCCGTCTGCCTGAACAATACAAGAAGGTAGACACGACAGTCAACGGAGATGCAGAACACCTGATAGAGGAGCGCAAACAGCTTGAAAAGAACTTGGTTCCTCTGCGCCTTAGCAACACTACCGTTATCTACGTAACAAGGGATAAGCAAAACGAAGCGTATGCGGCAGTGGCGCGTAAACGAATGGGAATAGCCGAACCGAGGAAGGTGTTTGTTGACCCTCTTTCACAAGAGAACATTACAAAGATGTACAAAGAGGACGGCATAGCTCCCCGCAGAATGGCCGAAATATTGAATGTGAGCGTCAGGACGGTGTATCTAAGATTAGCCAAATACGGGCTTACAAAAGTGAAATGCAGATAATTAAACTTGTAATTATGAAAGATGTTAAAAGGAAATACAGTTTCTCTGATATAGAGTTTAAGCCTTACTTTACAGAGGAAGAGGTAAATTTTATCAAAAAGCTGAAATTGATGAAAGATGTTGATAAGTACATGCAGGGAGTGGTTGAGTTTGAGAATGGTTATGGCGTCAGTGTGCTTTTAGGACAGCTGTTTCATTCAGACGGGGAAGATACATACGAGGTGGCCGTTACCTATGACGGCCATATAATCAACCGATATAACGAGCAGTGGGTAGAATGCTTCTTGAACCGCGATGAAGTTGAGAAGCTGATGAACAATGTTGCCGGGCTTAACCCTATTGTTGTTGATTCGTTCGACAAAGGCGATTACTTGGTGTATAATTTTGATAAATATCATACATATATAGCCAGTTCGGGAAGAGAAAACATTTCTTTGTTTGGTTCTTTTTACGAAACAAGAAAAGCCACATACGAAGAAAGAGAGAAGATATTCGAGAGATTGAGAGAATCATTAATTTTTTAAACAAAAGCAATGGAAGATAATACATTAGACCAAAACCTTTATACCACCGCTATGAAAGAAGCATTAAAGGTAGAGTTCTTGGAAAGCAACGAAGAGATTAAACTATATGCCGCCTCGCTGTATAATGCGATGATATGGGGTAGAAATCATACAGTTAAAGTAAAATATTAAGTTTTTTATTTGGCGTTATAGAAAAAGGGCGTATATTTGCAGCGTTCAACTTTTATCCAAAGGCAAGCGGAAGCCTGCCATATGCAGGCGTTTTTTATGCTTGCGAGTTTGACGCTACAATATAGTGGCTGCCACCCCCATAGGTATAGTTAATGCTATATCTGCCTTTGGATAGGTTGAACAATGGGACAGGGCAGCCTTTTTCTTTGCCCTTCCGAAAAGCCGGATATGGGCAGGCTACCAGCCCTATAATGCCAATAAAGTTCAATAAATCTATGGCAGAAATTAACAATTTGGGAGAACTGCTCCCTATCAGTGAAAACAACGGGAAAAAAGCCGTTAACGCACGTTACTTACATTCTTTTCTTGAAAGTAAACAAGAATTTGCTAATTGGATAAAAGGGCGTATTAATAAATACGACTTTGTAGAAGGAAAAGATTTTGAAACGCTCTATTTTGACTATCAAGGTAACTTATTGAATATCAGACATGATAATTTTATCAAGTCTGAAAATCAGCAAGTTAGCAAAATAGAATATGCACTATCTATCGGCATGGCAAAAGAGCTTTCAATGCTCGAGAATAATGAACGAGGCAAACAAGCCCGAAAGTATTTTATAGCATGCGAGGAAAACAAGCGTGAACTTTCCCGTAAGGAACTTCTTTTAATGGCTCTTCAAGCGGAAGAAGACAAGGAACGTTTAGCTTTGGAGAATGAAAAACAGCAGAAACAGATAGAAAGACTTAAACCTAAAGCTGATTTTGCTGAAAAAGCTTTTGCTATGGAAGGTAAGGTAGACATAGGCCAAGCCGCCAAAATTCTTAATCTTGGATATGGTAGAAACACCCTTTTCAAGAAGCTAAGGGAAGTTGGCGTATTCTTTGCAAATCGTAATGAACCTAAGCAGAAATACATTGATGCAGGCTACTTTGAAATGACAGAAAAGCCTATATCAAGAAAAAATCATCCTGGATTTATTGTAATGGTTGTGACATGTACTCAAAAGGGATTAGCATACATCAATCACCTGTTTGGCGGCAATCCCTCAGACGGGAAATTAGCAAGAATAAGATAAACTAATATTATTTTGGGTAGGCGTAATCAGTCTGCCCGCTTAAAACCTAAAACAAATATTCATCATGGAAAGAAATACAATACCTGCTAAAAAGCAATATGACGTCAGCGCAATGGGCGAATTTTTTAGAGACATTATAGCTCCTGAAGAGCTTAGAAAGGAACTTGTAGAACTGGCGTTTGATTACGCGCAATATGTAGATGAAGGGAGCACAGATTTGTTTAAAAACAATATGAGTACCATATACATACTGTATAGGGCACTGGAGGATGTGAAAGAATTAGAGACACAGGGTTAACAGCATAGCCAGTTTTACCGCAACAATAAGCGGTATAGCATTGCAAATAACGTCCTCGGCTATCTTTAGAGCACGTTCCATTGCATCATAGCAAGCAGTCGGCAGAACATCCAGTGCGGTAAGTCTTCCGACTGCTTAATCAATATGTCTAATTGTTCATTCATAGCTATATTTTAGGCACATATAAGACCATATTTTATTATCTCCCGGCATCCAATCTTCATCGTCAAACCAAAAGGCATACGCCGCTTCGATAATATCCTCTCCATCCAAAACCTTGCACAGATCGGCCCAAAAAGCATTAAAGGCTACGTATTTATCCCAGCGGGTACATCCTGACGGGAAATTCTTGTTCTTGGTGGCTTCCTCTATCTGATCTACCGTCCAATATCCACCCTTGTGTTCGTTGCCTTCCTTGTCTGTGTATTCCATATCGGCAACATCGTGCATGGCAAACTCCTCGTTGTAATGGCATCCGCTCATGGCACCGTACAGCTTTCTCAACGCCAGCCAATACTTTTTAGGCTCTTTCTCTTTCATCGGCTCCAGCACATCCGAAAGAATGCGGGTGCTCTCTATCATTACAGCTTCACCCTTGCCTTTGCCGTACTTTTCTATCAATTCATAAATAGTCATGATCTTTTCCCTTTCTTTTAATTAAGTAGTATGTTTTTTATCTGAATATCCTGCTTGCACCTCTTAGAAACACCTCAAAAATGGCGTCTCCGGTAAGGTTTGCCCCTACCTCCCGCCAAAAATTGGGCTTGCTTTGCTTTCTGATTATTTGAAGCAACAAGTCCTGCTGGCGAAGGTGATGTTCGTTGTTCTTTTCAATGTCCTTTTGTAAGAGTAAAAGAGCCTTGACACCGTCATCCTTGCAGTTACCTATACACTCGTTGAGGTATTTGTCCATGCAATACTTCATAATCTTCTTGTTGCCCATATTATCATTTCTTTCCGCATGACGGGCATTTAACCGTCTTTGCGGGCTTTGGTTTTACAATTACAAATCTTCCCATAACCGATCGTATTTTTTGTTTATATAAGCCAAAAGCAAATCAATCCATAGTGCGGCCAAAGCGCACAGAAAAGAAACAAGGATGCAACGAATAACCGAACATCCGCATGCAATGCTGTAAGCCAGCGTGAGCCAAAAACTGATACACTTGCTGCATTTCAGCTTCCCTGATAAGCGTCCTATCTTCTCCGGGTTTACCGGAACAAGTCTTTTCAAAATGCCTGCTATGGCATTGAAAAGTCCCAAATAGATGAACAGGCATACGGAAACGGTTATTATCATTGCATCCCCAATCATACACTACTTGTTTTTGGATGATTTGGTTTCGTTTGCTAAGCTTTCATCTTCACCAAGCAATGCAGCTACGGCAGGCGCAGGAGCAGGGCTTGTGACAGTCAGGCCGAACTCTATTTCCACCGCATTTGTTTTCGTGCAGCAGTCTTGTACGTTGGTAGGACTTACCAGCACATTAGGCGTAACGGTAAGCGTTGCCGATGTAGGTACTGTGGTTGAATAGAACGGTACGGTAATTGAAGTAAACACCGTATCTGTCTGCGGGCATACGTCACAATTGTTGCATCCGCATACGTATGGCAGATAACTTACCGAACCTACCAATTGGATAGACAGCGAATAAAGGTTCCCGCCTAAAGAATCAATAGACTTCAATACAGCCCTCATGGTCCCGCTCAAAGGATATTGGGCGGTGATACAGATGTTCCGGTTACGACACAGATAATGAATCAGGTCAATGTAATACATTATTGGGGATGGTGTCGTAGTCCCTGTGGCTACGGGGACAAGCTCCAATACGGAGGTTTGTCCCGATTTGTTTTTACAACAGCTCATAATGAATCGTTTTTTTATTAATATTATTCAGCAACGGGTTCCTCTGCTGATTGAGGGTATTTCTTTGGGGCCGGCACCCGGCTCTTCATCTCTTTTACGGAATCAGGCGTTCCTACACCCAGCAGCACATCGAGTTTTGCTTCAATGTTTATCAACCGTTGTTCCGTAGCTATCAGGAACTTATTGTTTGATACTGCTATCTCGTAAATGGCTTGTATGTATTCGTTCATATTGTTTGTTATTTAAAATATTTGATGATTTGATTTTTTACAAACAGGTTGTCTTTCCACTTAGGGACGCATTCTGTCAGCTTTTGGGCTGTCACCGCTCTTCCCTCGGCAGCATGTTCGTTTACAAAGTTCTGCAATGCCTTTGAGGCTGCATCCGCTTCTTCCTGCGTATCGGCATATACTTTAAAATTTATTTCAAATCCTTTCATGGCGCATTTGTTTTAATTACAACGGAGGCAGAGGCGGTGATACAGGAGCAGCACCCGAAGGCGGCATTCCACCTCCTTTTTTCAGGCTTTTCAAGAACTCTATACCTTGCATGATATCGTTCTGATTTTCTTTCACCCAGCCGAATATCGTTCCGGCGGTATCCCTTACCTGTTGCATGGTTGTGGGAGGAACAACATCAAACGTAGGCAGTTCTTCCATGTCCTTAGCGAGAAAATCATACAGCTTCTCCGCTTCCTCTACGTTTCCTTTGGCTATCATCAGAGTTTGCATTTTCAGTGCAACCTTACTGGTAGGCTTTATCATTTTCAACATTTCCATATTGTATTTTTTCTTTCTCCAAAACATAAGTAGCAATGTTTTTTGTAAAAAGGGAAAGGCTTAGTGTGCCCTTCCCCGATACCGAAATGCAATTAGCCGTTGCAAGGACATCCGCAAGGCTGCGGTGCGCTGTACAATGCTACGGGCTGCGGACACATCTGTGAGCGACCTGTCAAACGGTCAGCCACGATCTGTGCTTCTGCCTGTGCGTATGCGCTTGCTCCTGCTCCCGCCAAAGCGTTAGCCGTAGCGCCTGTCTGAACATTTACGTAGTCAATCATGCGAGGTTGCTGATTTACACGTTCTGCGCGTTCTGCAATAGCCAGTTGAGCCAGTCGGTCAATGTCTCTTTGGTTAGCTTTGCTTCCCTGTGCGGCATAAACGCCACCGAAAATCCAAGCTCCGATGCCAGTCAACAAGGCTGCACTGCCGATAGTAATAGCTGCAATTGATGTTCCGCTGGGTCTCTTTGCTGTTTTTTCAGCCACCATGAAGTGCTCGTAGGAACTCATGTCGGTTCCATCGGACATGGCTTTCATTGCCATTAAATCTTCTGCTGTCATAGTCATAAAATATTTATTGTTTCAAGGCAGCCCGATGTAGGCTGCATGACAAAGGACGACAGAATCAATGTGCTATTATAGAAGAAACGAGCGGGTTATGGGCAAGTTCGGAGCTAATTTCGTGCAGGCAGTTTTTTACGCTCCACTTGTTTATCTTTACATCAAAATGATTCCGTATCCTGTTTACCGACTGGCGGGGTATCTTTGTTTGACGGGATATTTCCTCGTCCGTTAAAAACTGCGATAGGAAGTACACCAAAAGATAGCGCGCGTCTACGCATTCTTCTTTTTTGCTGTCTATCAGTTCCAATTCTCCAACCCCTGTATGCCTGCATACCGTAGACATCATAATCTGATACAAATCTCCTGTTTTCATATTATTCTGCTTTAAAACATGTAATTATTAAAAACAAAAATCACAACCCGGCGTTATTAAACTCGAAAGCCTCGTAACAACTCGGATTGTGATTGTTGTCTCTTGTGTTCGTTTCGCAGACAGAGAACAAGAGATAGGGGCTTTCTTTCTACTCTAAGCCCCGAAAGAGCGTCAGCTAAAGCCAACTTCTACACTTATTTCTTTTTTATCCTTATGGCAAGCCAAATAACGGCCAATGCGACACATGCAATGTTTAGCATCATGCTCGCACCTCCGTAATTGATTTTAAACCGTTCCCACCATGATAGTTTCCTTTCCACAGGATAAGGCTTTGGCACTTCAATTCTTCTTATCTTTTCAATGAAGTAAGGTATCTTGACCGTCACCGTAGATTGGGGATAGATGCCTAATGAGTGGTTCAATATCCCCTTATTCCAAGACGCATAACTATAAGCATACGGGTTATGCAGGAATGACACAGTATCGCGGGTAGATACGCTGTCTTTATAAGGTATCAGCTTCTCCTGAAACGTTGTATCGTGGTAGACTATACTGTCAAGCACTTTGGTTTCAACAGGCACATAGATCGTCCTCGTTCGGCACGAAGCAAACACGAACACCAGCAGCATAGCCAGCAATCCAACAGACGCCCAAAACAATAGATTTCTTAGTTCTTTCATGGCATTATCCTTTGAAATATATGACTTTACCCTTTGTTCCGTCATTACGCATATCAAGATGCACCCACGTAACATCCTGCTCCAGTCTTATGGGATAAGGAAGAAGTATTTGGTTTGCCTTAATCCAGTTGCGCACCTCAAGAGCCGTCATACCTTTTACATCGAAATCAATGCCCGTACCTTGCATGTGTGCCGATACGTACACTTTTTCAAGCCTTGTCTTTTCTGCAACAAGCTGGCAGACGTTGCATCTAAAACCTCGCTGTGTCAGATTACCGCCTACCTGCCAATTATTCACATAGATAGGCTTGCCAAGTTTCTCCCTGATAACAAGCAGTGTTTCCAACAGGCGGTTATCGAAGAACTGCCAAGCGTTATTACCGTACTTCTCGTACACGTGTCGGCATACAAGTTCCTGAATGTCGAAGTAGTCTTTAATATTCATTTCTTTTCCTCCTCGTTTTTGGTTATTGCTATATTTGCAAAAAAAATCATGTTAAAATACAACTCATTTTTCTATGGATTTATCGACATATCCGGTTCTCTTTACCGAAAGTGTATAAATTATTATATAAAAAGAAAATGGTGCAATAAAAGCAAAGTCAATTAAACTCATTTATTTTCCTCCTTATCTTTCGTTATTATCTCACTAACATCTTCCTTATCAACATTAAAAACCTTTTTGCAGAATATGCCCAAAGCCTTTAATACATTGAAATCATACCCTTTAGGCTTTAATATGTTGCTTACAATAGAACAAAACTCTATAAAGCACACAAAGAGACAGGAATATATATCAATGTTCCACTTGTCTCCGGAAGCAATGTTTATCATCACAACCATGCAGACAAAGGCAAAGTAAGTTACCATTTTACCCATAGTACGGCGTATGGCTCCGGAGAAACGTACTTCCTCATTCATTAATAAACTCTTTCTAACTCCAAACGCCAAATCGCAGATAATAACTGAAAATGATACTATCAGCCAAGGTATCATATGCTCCAATGACTGCATAATAAAGCTGCTTGCTATCACCGCGAATCCACCCGGTATGCTTTGGGTAACAATGTTTTCTTTCATTTTATCGTTATGTTTAAATTTCTTCTTATCTTTGTGTCATTCATAGTATCAGAACTAACTACTGCATCCCCGTTTAGCTCGTGAGAGTGGAGCGGGGGTTATTATTTTGTTTATCATCTCTCTTGATACGGTTTACCAACATTATATTATTCCCATGATTGAGTGTAAAAATTGAAATCCCTTGAAAATATTGTCTGTCTATCCGTATCTCCCTGAACTTCTGCGTATATTGTTATATTCACGAAATCGGTATTATCGCTACCTACACCTCCGCTTGAATCGGTTGGACGAGATATATTCGTCTGTTTAGAACCCGCGTATATGGTAGTAGTCGACCCTCCGAAGTCAAATATGTAGCCGCTTGCTTCTGAATCGTCTACCTCTACAAAAAACTCTACCCGAAGAGTGCCGCTGGTCTCGTTTTTAGGAGAATATCTTATATAATCAATAACATAAGCGTAAGAGTGTCCGTAATTAGGATCAGTTCCGTATCTTTTTTCAAAAACAACAGTAACGTCTGACGGAGAAAGCGTTATGCCCTTGGTTATTATAGAAAGGAACTCCAGTGTAAACTCTTTATATCCAATATTTGATGTAGGACATAAATAGAAAGATTCGGGAAACGTAGGAGTGTCATTCGGTTCGCCTGTAAATCCCTCTGAACACAGCAAGGCAACAACGGCTACTCTCTCGCCTTTTTCCCAATTATTATGTACGGGGACTGTTATTTCAAATTCATTAGAACCGGAACTTTCAAGAGGCTGTGAAACCGTTTTCCATAAAAGATGGTTCCTTGTCAGGTTTTTAATACCAACGCCTATATACCAATGCTGCCTTGTAGGAAACAGCTCCCTTACTAACACATTATAAGACGGCTGATGCATCCCCTCTGCGGAGCTATCTATGTCTATATAAACCACGCGACTATTGTCGTTGTTGACATAAATATTAGACGGAAAGGAGACCGTAACAGGAGGAATAGCATCAGTGTAATAGCTCTTAAAATCCGAAAGTCTAAAAGGTTGATATTCTCCGCCTGCGGGTAGTTCATATGTCCATATCCTGTTTCCTCCAAAATTAGAGTTTCCTGCTTGAGGTATGTTCAAGCCATACCTTGCGTCTTGAAATTCTCCGTCTGTAAGGTCGAATTTTTTTGTATGGCGAACGGGTTTGTACTTGGCCCACATGTTGATATTAGCCCTCGTTTGGAAGAATGTTATCACATCATTAGTGACACTTCCCCCGGCAGAGTTCAGTACGTCACGTATGTTACCTGCAAGGTTGACATCGGTATTAGGTACAATAGCCATATCATACCTCCTTCCGTATAATGGTGATACCACCAGTAACAGCAATAGACATATCACTGTCACCGTCAATCTCGTAGTCTCCATGTACGACCCTGTCCGCTTCATATAGGCTTTCATCTGCATAACAATTCCAATTAGAGGATTTTACCCCCCCCGCAAGCTATTGATAACCAATAGATTACCAATAACTAACAAATCAACCTTTACCTTTTTCATGACACAACCCCTTTCTGACTACTGAACCATTACTTCTTGAATTTTGATTATATCATCTACCTTGAAGTCATTGCTGGAGATGAATTTACCGAAAGCATCTTCTGATAGTTTTTCATACTCCAATTCATGCTTTCTTTCCGTTTCTTCTTTCAGGCACTCTTCCAACTTCTTGTAGTATTCTTTGAAGAACTTGTTGATTTCCCTACGCTCATCTTCTGCCAAAGTGGTTTTATCACCGTCCTTTTGCCATTGCTGGGCTTTCTTCTGCATCTCCTCGAAGTTTTCCCCCTTTAGCTTTTCCTGCGCGTCTTTCTGAAAATCGTCAAAGTCGGCCGCAATAGGTTTGAGCTTTCTTACTGCCTTAATCACAATGAATTTATCCTTATCTTCCATTTTGGTAAGTTTGCTATCATTAAGGAGCTTATATACCGACAGGACGGTGTCTGTTGTAATTTCATTTTTTGATTTTTTATTTTCGCTCATTTTATTATTCTTTTAATGGTTATACGATTAGATTACGGCAATGAAACAGACTGTGCGGTAGCTACCTTAGCTTTCGTGTCGGTGATAAAAGTGTTGACGGCCGCGGTAATCTCGCACTGTTCCTGCTTTTCTCCTACGTTATGGTTGATGCTTAGGTTCTCGTTGCCGTAACTGTTGAAAGTAGCCACCTGTGAGCCGTCTTTCTTCACTGTGCCTGAATTGATATTGTTCACCACACCGTTGTTAACCTCTGCATCCGCTTCAATGTCATAGACCTTAGACGCGTCTACGGAGTTATTTACTCTTATTGTTGCTCTCACTACTTTTTCATAAGCCACTTTTTCTGCGGCGGTTGTTGATGTACTCATAACTTTTGTTTTTATTGGTTTACTATTCGATTGTTATCATATTGTCATTTGCATCTACTTGCATCGATGCGATTTTCATTTGGGAAAGGCCGATGATACCAAGTATCTCTATCCCGGTCTCACGCTCTATGCTGTTTCTCACGCCCGATATGTCGGTAATGAGGAACTGCGGAATATCTTTCCCACCAAACCGCACAAGCGTATTGCAGTAATACACATCTTCCATTTCACCGCCAGCGCCAACAAGAGAGCCGGGGTATTTGCGTCCTCTCACGATGTCGAACTTCTTTACCTTGTCCTCGGCAATAAGCCCAACACTCGCACCTGTATCGATAAGGAAGAAGCCTTTCTTTCCGTTTACCTCGGCTTCAATGATAAGCCGCTTGTCTGATAATGATTTGAACTGTTTCATGGTCTTTTATTAAGTTAATAATACGTCTTAAAACGAACCGCTTGCTGGCGGTGTGTTGCTTATATTCAGTGATTTGGTTATCTCATTTCCTGTATATGAAACATACAAATACCAATAGCCATACACATTCGTCTTGGTAGTGGTGTAGAAATTGTTGTTAGTAAATGAGGTAATCGTTTTTGTCTCACCGGGTGCAATTGATATACTGGTTGAGCCGACATTCCATATTGACACATTCGAGACATTAGTCATGTTGCTTCCACTGAATGAGCATCTAAGGCCTGAAACACTTGTACTAATATTGCCATTGTTCTTAATTACGATACTGGTTAAATATAGCCTGTATCCGTTGCCATAGTCTGCTCTCGCATAGTTGGCGGTAACCACCAACTGTGCTGCCTGCTTAACTATGGTGACTGTCGAGATAGACATTGTAAGTGGAAGACATTTTACCGTTTGATAACCGTTCCCGTCAGGATTTGGAAGCGAACTCGATTCAATGAGGAACGGCATTAACTTATAGGTTCCATAACAGTTCCTATCATTGATAGTAATAGCAGTCTCATGGTCTCCACCCTCTGTATGGGTATGGACTTTTACCTGTTCAATAGCATAGAACGTTCCGTTATCCCCTTTAAGGATTACTCCGAGATAGCAGTTGTCTGCTGACAGAATCAATGTTCCGTACGGGTCTCTATTGTCAAGATAGGATATGTTCAGCCAATTTGGATGTGAACTCTTTCCCCTCAGATTGACATATACCGCTACCCATGTATTGTTTCCGCCCATTGTTAAGTTTGTTTTGCTGGACGGATATATAGGTGCGTCCGCAGTTCCGTCATAGCCCCTGAAATCATCTAACCTGTAAGGTGAGGAAGCGCCACCAGTTGGCCTATCATATGTGTAGTACGCTGAAAGTTCCGCACTTGTCCTGTCGATGAATGCCTTGCAAGCACCGAACTCGGTTTGCCATGGTATGTTTCCGATGCCATAGTTCTTATTCGCCCTCTCTGCATCCGTTAAGTCGAAGTTTTTTGCGTAATTCATAGGCTTATACTTCGCCCATATCCTAATATTAGCAGCATCTGTAAAGAACGTTAAGCAGTCATTGGAAACACTCCCTCCGTTTGCATTAAGCGTATCGCGTATATCCTCTGTTTTAAGGTTTGTACTCGGTAATATATTATACACTGCCATTATGCCGCCCTCCTTTCCAGTTCGATAATACGGTTCATCATTTCTTTATTGCTATCTTTCAGCTCCTTGTTCTCTCTTTCAAGAAATTCTATTCTCGTTTCGTGGTTATTGAAGTCCTCTATCAAAAATCTTTGGAAATGCTTTGCGATAGACAGTACGCATGTAGTTGCAAGCACATCATAACTCATTGTGAAGAAGCCCTCATTGTCTGTGTCTGTCACCTGTGGAAGAAATGCGTTCCAATACTGAGCGCTCGTTCCTGCTCTGACCTTGCATTTTTCATCTGTCTTGAAAGTGTAATCGAAAAGGTCAGCGTTTGCCATTACGTCAAGAGGTACGATGATGCTGTTCAGGACGTTCTTCTTTCTTAAGTCGGAGTACATGGTTATTCCGCCATTGGTGAGAAGATTACCCGGGCAAATAGTATTGCCACTTCCATCCAGCAGCGTTAAAGTTCTTGTAACTGATGAAAACGCACCTGTGTATTGCCTTACATAGATAGGCTCTGTGCCGTCATCCGCTGTTGCAATCTCTACCCAGCCTTGATTTGACGAGCCACCGCACCTGATACGGAATAAATCATTATCTGCCATTTGCTGATATAGCAAGTCACGCTCGTTGCCACCTGAAAGATATTGAAAGGTGATAGATCCGTCTATTCCAACATTTCCATTTACGCTAAGTTTGTAACCGCTAAGACCAGTTCCTATGCGGACATTGCCGCCACCAAAGCACATTGTTATATCTCTTGATGTATTATATTGGAGGTTTAATTCAGCGTTATAATTATTTATCTCACTACCTCTTCCGCTATCATTTCCGTTGTTATCTGTCTCAATGCAGATATTAGCAAATTTAGCTCCTCCTGTTACATTCCCTGTGCCGTCAAAAGGCTTACTGAAGATTGTGCGAGGGGTCTCCAATCTAACGGCCTTTTGAACTAAGTAATCGTAACCTGTGGTGTTTAATACCCCTTGATTACCTACGGACGTGGTCGGCTCTACATAGACAGGATAATTACTATCACCGCTAATTTCCGTTCTTTCGTAATACACGTTTACGCCTCCACGATAATCAGTGCATACCGTATATTCGCATCCACCGCCTCTTAGATACACAACAAGCGCACCGACAGAATTACCAGCATGTTCAGCTTTTGATATTAAGTTGGCATATGGCTGTCTAACATATTTTGTAACGATATATCCGCTGTCTCCGTCCCAACCATGATAACGTCCTTCGTACATGGCCCACATGGATGAAGTGCCATTACCATGATTTCCCGGATAAGAAGGTGTTCTGCTTCCTAAGTTTTTATGTATGGCGATCCTACTGTTCCATGTTTTTGAGGGGCTTATTGTAATAACCACCGGATAGTATGTGTTTGCATCTCCTTCGACATTGATTACCTGCTCGTTTCCCCATGCGGTGAAGGCTTTATTCATGCTTGAGAACATGTCTCGTTTGTTGCCGGCATCCCAAACTTTATACCCATTTTGATATATTGCAGGAGCTTCAAAATATTCTCCCCCTTGTTCTCCGACAAGAATTAGACCTGCTGGAGCACGATAGTTATCATAATCATTATATACCAGCTTAACACCTTGCCCATTTGCTATTTGTTCTCTGAATGTTATACCTATTGAGCCTGAATATGAGGGACGTTCTGATGTGTGAGCGAAAACCAAATTTCCTGTCATCGCATCCCCGGCCTTGTTGACGTAGCGGTTATCTGTATAATGAAGATAGTTAACTTCATCAAGAAGCATTCGCCAGCTTTTCTTATCATCATTCCATCCTGATCTAAATTGTATGCCATTATTGCCATCGTTTGGATCTGATGATGTATGAGTAGAATACAATTCAAGCCTTGAATAACTTGAATAAAACGATGTTACTTGTCCATAAGAGTATATTTTATGTGCAATTCCATCAGGATAAGCGTTAATATAAGTACCAGTACCCAATCCTATCCATCCTGTGTTTCTGCCATCTTCATACGTATCTCCGAATTGCCTGAAATATCTGCTATCCGCATCAGACTTCGTATAAGCATCCGTAATGCCATAGCCGCTTAGAGTAGTAGGATGAGATGACAGCTCACCAAACGAATAACTCGGCTTGTTCGGCTGCTTGGCCCAAGAATACACGTCACTTGCCGGCAATGTGGTTGGGTAATTAGGCAATGTAATAAGCTTCGTGGTTTCATCAGGGGAATAGGTTGTGCCGTTAAGGATAATCCCGTCTACCGATCCACCGCCAACACCGCCTATTACGCTTAATACACCACCCTCTTTTGACAAGGTGGTATTGTCAATCGGAAGCGCATCAAGAATGGTTGATGCCGTATGACTGCCTTGTGCAAACATGGTAAGACTACCTGTCAAAATCAAATCACCGTCTAACTCAACCACTCCGTCAGAATGCTTCTTCACAAGTATATCACCGATATTTAAGCCGTTTATGAATGACTTGATACCTGTAATGTCCTGTGCACCCGATTTGGTTACGTAATCGGCTAATAGCCCGGATATGTCGTTTTTGGTGTAGGCGTCTGTGATGCCATAGCCTGCAAGGGTGGTGGCCTTATCCGCCTTAACGGAGAGTAATTCAGCTAACGTGCTTGTCTGCGTCTGACCTGCAAGGAATGATTCAAGCTCTTTCCATTTATTGATGATACCGTCAGTATCAGTCCCCTCCAAGAAGTTATCTACCTTAGCGGATAATTGAGACAAGGACGATGAAGTAGCATAACCGCTAAGTGTGTTATTAACCCATTGCTCCGTAGCATAACCGCTTAATGAAGGATAATTAGGCAAGGTGATTATTCCGTCCTCATTAGGAGTGTAAGTATTACCGTTAACCACTATACCATTAGCAGTACCCTTCCCGCCTGTTGCGACAAGCTTTCCGTCAACCCACTGTATTGTCACACCGTCTATTGGGAGACCTTCGTAGATTGAAGGGACTTGAACGTCTGCGCCTGCGTACATGGTTACTCCGTAGGCGGTAATCAACGGTTTGGTTAAGAACAAGTATTCCTTTCCGTTATCGTCAACCCTCTCTTCAAGGTTTCTGTCCCAAACGACTTTGTCGAGCTTCTTTCTATATTGTTTGCTTAGTTCGCTTTGTGATGAAAACTTATTATTTACAGATGTTTCAATCTCACTAATCTGTCCTTGTATTCTTTCAAGGGTGCTTGCGCTTGGCTCATTATTAAGAGTTACTTCAAATGTCGGTATCAACCCTTCTCCCTCTTTTATAGAGAGAGACTGTATTATCACGTTCTCATGGTCTATCCCCATTTCGGGATCATTCACAGTAAGCCGCTTACCTTCCATTATTTCATTATAGAAGTTAGCGTTTCTTGCCATGAAAATTTCGTCAACGCCTATATTGTAAGAGTAGTTTGTACTGCTGTATTTGGCAATATATTCTTTAGCCCTTTCCAATAACCTGTTTTCGGCAGCACGAATATATTCCTGTGGCATGAGTATGTTCAGAAGAACAAACCTGTCCCCGGCTTTCATGTTCCAGTCCTTGTTAGGAACTGTGAAATTATCCGTATCCGATTCTTCGAGGGTGTTTCTTCCGAGCGTAAGGGTGTAGCTTCCATCCGAAGCCTTGACTATTTTAGTAATAGTAAAGGCGTACCCCTGCAATGCACCGCTTTTCATGGAAAGCTGCGCTTCGTCAGTGGTAAGGCTTTCGTTTAAGTCAAATCCCAAGTCATAAAGCTGTACCGTAAAAGTGGGTTGCGTTTCACTTGTTATTGCGTCAACACTCTTTATCTCGTCAATAGCCTGTCCAGCAGAGTTCTTCATCCCCGTAATAGAGGGATAAATATCGTCATAGGTTATCACGCCTTCGCGAATCCCATATTTGGCGATAGCCTCGTTTGACGCCAGCACAAAGTCGGTAACTCCGTCAGTCTTAAAACTTGGCAGCATAAGACGAAGAGGAGATAAGGCGTAGTTGGCGGGGAGAATACTGTCAGTCCATTCAGGCTTTTTCGGATAACTGTAATCAAGGTTTCTTGTGCCACCATAGGCTCGTAACTTAGTTACAATCCCTGTGTCCGCATCAGATATTCGTTCAATCTCATATAACCCCTTACCTTTGCCGTATTCAAAAACATTATTCACTACCGGTTCCGCACCGCCAATGGTAACGCTTCTTCCTTTTACGAAATAATTCAGCTTGTATTCTGTGTTTACAAGAGAAAGAGCGCTCCAGCAGTTTTGGTTACTCATGGAGATGTTCTTTTCCTCGCTGTCTACGCCATCTGCAAGGGTTATGCTCCATACACCTTTCCCGTACATGGCGTCCAAACACGCTTGTATCCTTTCTGCAAGATACTTGACCGTTCCGGTAAACTCAACAACTAAAGGAGTAGGGTAGACTATTCCGTTGTCACTGGGAACAATATTACGCATCATGCACCTTTCAAGCTCGTATTTCAGAGAAACGAAATTAAGGTCATAACTGTATTGATGCTTTGATATTTTCTTTACCGTAGGAAGAAGCTCCAGTTCAAACCGTTCTCCTCTATAATCTATGTAATCAAATACGTCAAAGTTTATTTTGGCATCAGATATAAAAGTTGATGTGCACGCGCGTTCCGCCATGAAAACCCCGGTGTACTCCAGCTTATCCAGTACACATCTGACTGTTTGTCCGTCCTTGCTATATACTGTAAACCGTCCCATTAGATCGAAAGTGTTATTTGAGTTTGAGGGTCAGTAACCCGGAATGTAACACTGAATGTCAACACATCTCCCTCGTCAGTCTTGCGAACGAAAAGATCCGGTTCTACGGATTTGTAGTAGACACCCTGCCTGCCTATCTTGGTGTAGGTATCGTAAACCTTAAGCTCTGCACCGGAATTGTCTTTGCCGGAAAGGTAATCCAAAAAGCCAATCACCTTTTCATTGGCTGTATCCATTTCTCCCTTGTATGCAAATTCCACATCAATATCGTAGGCTTGCATGTAAAGTCTATCAGGGATAAATGTATCCTCTCCGTCCTCGTCTTTCCAGTCTCTCTTCGGCAATTCTTTAGTTTCTCCGTAAACAGCAAACGGAAAGTCCTTGCACACAACTCCCCATTGGGACTTTGTATCAATAACAGGACTTCCCGGCTTACTCTTTTGAAAATAGATACTGTAAAGCTTTGCCATGTGTTATCTTGAGTTTGTGTTGTAAAAAAACAAAAAGAGCCAACTAACGGGAATACCGTTAATCAGCTCTTTGGCTTGTTCAATGTTGATGCAAATATATAGAATATATTCTAAATAATCAATACAAAAACATAGAAAATAGATGATTTTTATCGTTTCTGCTTATGATTAATAGCCAATACTATCCGGCCATATAAATTTCATTTGCCCGGAGTAACTATTTTCATGTATGGATTTATCATGCGTTTCCCTTTCAGCGTCTTTTCAAGCTCATCTATTCTTTCGTGCGCCATCTGTAAATCTTCGGACAGGCGCAATAATTGTCTCGCAAGGAAAACATTCTCTTTCTGCAATTCGTATATTTTTTCTTCCATGATGAAATATTTGTTTAGATATTAATAATAGGGTATAGTTATGGCTATCGGGCATTTGAACCGACTGCTAATTTATTAAATAGCGCGATTAGTATTTCCTCATGCAGCTTACGAATAAGGCTATAATAGATATAATAATACCTATGACGGAAAGTATTAAATTCCAATTAACAGGATTATGCAAGTTTGGATTAACGGCAAGGTAATGCTTTCCCTCTTCGGTGAGTTTGACACTCCACACTTGACCGTCAACCAAATAAGAAGCCTTTACTAACCCTTTTCTTTCAATAGAGCGAACGGATGCGGCAAATACATGCTTCGGATATGTAACAGGACATTCTCCGCCAAATTCCGAAACAATCCTAAATGCTTGCTTTTCCTCCTTTGTAAGTCTTATTCGCTCCATAACCTACTCGTTTCTGCAAATTTACTAAATACTACGCAAATATGTGTTGTTGCGCTATACTATTTTATAGGCGAAATCTTTCTGTCAGAAGGTTTCCCACCGAACAACTGATTGATATAAGCAAGTCCTTTGGGCTTACAAAGTACCTTTTGATATAATATGTCGGGGTGGCTGTCTCTGTGTATAGGCGGTAACAGCGTCATTTCAAAATACCCTGCGTCAATGTACTTTTGTTTCGGTTCGTTCCTGTCTTTAAAAAATACGCCCACTTCCTTTAGCTTCTTGAAAAGGGTGTTTCTCCCGAAACCGAGGTTGAGAATCTTTGCGGCTTGGCCTATGTCTACTTTGCCCTCTGCTTTGAAAGCGGATTCGGCGAATGACACCAAAGGTTCCTGTCTGGCAGTTTTATCTTCAAGACGCTTCTTCTCTTGTTCTAATCTTGCCTTTTCCTCACGTTCGTTCTTTAATTGTGTGGCAAGGCTGATAACAAGGTCGGGGTTGTTTATCATCTGTTCCAAAGTCGGCTGAGTGGCGGTCATGCCGTATCGCATCAATTCATCGAGTTTTTCAGTACACCACAGTTTCAAATCAATGTCTAACCATTGGCAGAAATCAACTACTATTAATCTGTGCATCCAAGTACCGGGAGCTATTCCACCTCTTTCTGTTCTAACTAATTGATTTTCAGCAATACCATATTTTCTTGTAATGGCGTTAATTAATTGATTTGTAGCAGGTAAGGACAAATAATCATTGGGACGCTTCCCGTAGATTTTAGCAAGCTGTGTGGCGTTAACCATAACATCGTCTTTGATGTCAAAAAGTACCTCGTTGCCATTGTAGGAGAAAGTTTTACTCGTTTCGTGAGTGGACGTACTTAATACAGCAATGTTATTGCTGTTTGAGTAATTTTCATTCAACTGTCGCATAAACAATGAAAATTAAAAGTTAATAAATAAAGAAAGCAGAGAATTTCTCCAACTTGCGACAGTTCCATATCGGCTTGGGGCGAATATGTACGGAGAAACCTCTGCTTATATTTTGGGCAGTAGTTCAATATAGGGCATAAAAAATCCCCAATCCAAATATGTATATAAAACTGTCGCACTGCAAATGTACAACAATTCAGTAAATTACCAAACGAAAATAATATTTTTTTTGAAAGCGGCTTCGGCAAAGTCGGCTTTGGGTTTTAGTTTGGCGTTCTTCTCTTCAAGCTGCCTAATTTTCTGCTCTGCAATTTCTACGCGTTTTTGCAAAATTTGCTGGGAACGCATCAAGATGTAATCATCATCTTTGAGCAATGCTTCCCGTCTATTGAACTCATTGATGAATTTCTCTTTGAACTCACCTGCTTTTGCGCCAGTATAACCCATAACAAGGAAACTGAAACCGTCTTTAGTCATTTCATAAGCGGTTTGTTCTCGGTTTCTGCTATCAATGTAGGTAATAACGCCAAAATTGGCGGCATTAAAACTCGCTGAGCATGAAAGACTTTCAATGTCTCTGACTACTTTACTATGTTCTTTTCCGAACACTTCTGCAACAAGTAATGAAGTAGTCACATCATTGCCGTTGCTGTTTTGAAATACTAATTCTGCCATAATCTGTTAGCATTTTAAGATTATAAGAAATTATATGTGGCAACTTTATCAAAAAGAAAGCGGTTGCACTTTACGCTGCTAACAGATGGCGCATTCGCTACGAGAGCAAATACTATAATCTTACGTAAAGGCAACCGCCAATATCCAATAAGGGCATAAAAAAAGCCCATGTATAAAATGAGCAACTTAACCGCTTGCTCTGCGTAACGAATGCAATCGTCATCTGTTAGCGCAACAAAGATAGATACAATCTTTGAAAGTGCAAACTTCTTATTAGAAAATCAACTACTTTCATGTATTTTCTATGTTTTTGTGCAAATATATAGAAAATAGGTGATTTTCTCAAGCGATGCGGATAATAAAAGGGCGGATGTGTTTTATAACATACTGTATATTACAACAACGCGGGTTAATTATGACGACTTTTGTATCATTATATACATATAAAACATACTAATATGAAAAAGATTTTATTATTAATGGTAATCGTATTGCCGATGTCGATGTATTCACAAGACGTGGATAATCAATCTTCAAAAGAGAAAACCAAAATGGAGCAATTTATATCTGACACAGGCATGTCAATTAAACTTATTGACACAGTAGTGGATGGGCTGGTGGGTAATTACATGTTTACATCCTACAAATCTGAGAATTGCGTCAGAGAAGTTGTAAAAGGAAATGAATCGAAGTATTTTTACAGAATAGAACGCAAAGCTAAAGACGGAGATGGGGGATGTGCTTTTATAGAATATGAAGACTTAAAGGAAATAATAAACGCTATTAAGTCTATGAGAGATGATATTAAAACTGACGTTTTAAAAGAAGCGGACTATTTGGAGAATAAATTCATGACCGATGATTATTTCGTAGTAGGATATTATGTTAAAAAGAAAAAGGTGACATGGTTTATTAGATTGGAGAAGTATGGCTCTAATAAGTATTTGTATTTCAACGATAAGGGAGAAGACGGAGGCGATTACATCCTTAGCAATTTTGAAAAAGCGTGTTCTGTTATTGAAGGGATGATTAATAAATAAGACAAAGCAACAAGTATTTTCCTTCATAATTAATTAATAATACATAAATCATGAAAAAAATATTGTTTATGACGGCTTGGGTGGCCTTATACCTAATTTCGTTTGCTTCTTGTTCTTCTGACAATGAAGAAAATCTACAAAATCTTAATTCTTCAAATTTAATCGGGGTATGGGAGAGCGGTGATTATTTTATATCTTTTAATAAAGATGGATTTTATGCGGCTTATTTGGATGAAAAGTTTATTGATTCAGGGGCATATACGATAAATAAGAATAGTGTACTATGCGTAAATCCTTATAAGGTAAGTAAGACTAATTACAGTATGAGTCTTGCAAACGAGGAATTAACAGCGGATATTTCATATACAGGCGTAAATGGTATCTCGCTAAATAAAAAAATTATTTTTTCAAAATCAAAAAAAGCTGTTGTAGATAAAAGTAATCCAGTCATAAGCAAAGAGTTTGTTCATATAAATGCTCCTTACGGGTTTTGTACAACAAGGTTTGATACTTATAATACAGCCACATATTCTACGGATGAGTTTAAACCAAGAATACAAAACTGGTTTTATTTCTTTTTTAATTCTAAGATATATGTCCAGAAATTTAAACCGGAAACGGCAGGAGTTAGCTTGTTTTATGAAGGATGTGACACAGGGGATGTTTTTATATACAATGTTACATTTGATTCAGATGGACAGATAGAAAATATTGATATTTTATAAAGTGTACTTTCTGAAGCAATTGCGTTCTTATGCAATTCACACCATAATCAGGGCAAGCGGAGGAAACTCCGCTTTTCTTGCCTTACATATTTTCGTTCTATCTTTCTAAAATTACTATTGTTAAAAAACTGATTTATTGGTTATTTATTTGCTTATTCGTTCTATCTTTCTTATATTTGCATATCAAATAGCGCTATAATGAGTAATTGGAGCGAAAAACAAGAAGCGAAGAAAGAGGGCAAGGAAAAGGATAAGGTAAGGCGTGAAAAACTTGCAGGATTCTTTTTTAATTTGGCGCAAGTTTCTTTCACTGTATTATCTTTGGGATTGGCAATAACCCTTGTGAAAGAAGAACTTTATGATAACATTTTATTAATTGTTCTTGTTTCTATGGGAATTATACTTACGGTATTATTTGCAAAAATAGGTAATAACATTTTAAGATAAATATTATGGTTGCATTATATGGGTTTGGGCTTATAACAGTAATAACTGTTGCCTTTTGGATTTATACAGAAACTCCCTCCGGTAAAAAGTGGATAAAAGGGTTGTGATTATATGGATGGATTGACAATATTATTTATATTTACGAGTATAATAGGGGGAGGTTTTGCACTTTGGCTTAAAACCAAGTCAGGCAAGAAGTGGCTTGCAAGCTTATAAATTGACTATTATTTAGATAAAACAATAAAGCCAGACACTACATCTGGCTTTTTCTTTGCAATACATCTCCCTCGGTTTCTACTACACAGTCCTCTCCATGAATATATACATATACAGATGCTATTCCTTTTTGAATTACGTTTACCTTTGCCCGGTCATACACGTTAATGAATATCTTGCAATACTGAGAACAGTCAATAGTCACTTCGCTATCATGACGGACATACAAATCACATATAGAGAAACCGTCAAATAGGAGAGTACCTTTACAGCTTCCGTTCAGTACGGCTGTGTGGCTCATATTTCGCTTTTGTACATCTTCATCAACAAAAATGTTGTTTTTGTGAAGAATATCCCTATCGAAGTTTTCCTTTATGAAAGTATTGGTAGGGTACCCTTTGTCTATACAGAAATCAATCCCATGCAAATACTTGTCAATTAACGCTTGTTGATCGGGAGAACCCCATTGTTCCGTCCATTCCGTACATAATCCCAGCGATACCGCTTGGTTGAGTAATGTTCTGCTTAAATCCTTGTCGTTCATAATTTTATATATTAATCTTTCGTTTTCCTTTGTCTATAACCATACCCACTAATCCCATAAACTCCTTTAACACAGCCAAGTTGGCTTCTGTGTTTTGAGCACTTCTTAGCGTATTGTTAGCTATCGCTCTTAATTGCGTTAGTTGCTGTTCTGCGAGAATATTGTACTTTGGGAAAATTTCATTTCCTAATTTTTCAAGAAGAGCACGTTTTACACTTACATCCTGTCGGATGCTATTGAGATAGGAGTTGGTTCTGTTCATAGTGTCCTCACTGGCTTGGATGCCCGTTTTTGACATTCCGGATGTGGAAGATTCCCCGGTAGCTGTAAGCGCTCCTCCGGTAGCTTTATCAAAGGCTTCAAGGAAAGATTGCGAGGCATCTATCATGGCTTTCCCCTCATTGTCGAAAAAGTCTTTTATAGCCCCTGCTGCAACAGCGCCATTGTCTTGAATATCTGTAAACTCCTTAAACAGGCCTTTTTCTCCGAAAAGTTTATCCTGTAACTTTTCAAACATGGGCTGTATTACCAAGTTCTTTAATATGTTGTTGGCAACACTTCGCATGATGTTGTTCACTACGTTGTCAAAAGCCTGCGCTGCATCTTCTCCGTTGGCAAAGGCTTCCGTTAGCGCATCGCTTATCTGACTTGCCCAATCCTGAAAATCTATTCCGTACAAATCTTTGGTGAGATCTTCCACGAAATAGGCGATTTGCTCGTTCAGTTCCGCAAGCTGGTTCTTATAGTCTTGTATCTTTCCTGCATCAGATTTCTTTTTCCCTTCTTCGTTTCTTAATTGTCCCTCTATCTCTGCACGTTGAGAAACAAGTCCCACGTATTGGGCCTGATATTGTTTAAGGACGCTGTTATCAAGTTCCTTTCCCACACCAACCTTTTCCAATGCCTCCAGCGCTTCCTTGTCTACACCTATTTTAAAGTTTAATCCCATAAAACGCTGCATCCCGGCTGGGAGGCTCTCCATTGATTTTATCCGTTTTTTTAATTCTTCCACATAGTCCAAACCCTCGTCCTTTAATACTCGGAATTGCATTTTATAGCTTTCGGTAAGCGAACTCCCGGCGCGTTTAACTTGTTCTTCCAACTGTTCATATAGCAATATGGCACGCTCTATGCTTTCATCTCCACCAAGCGATCTATCTATGGATTTTCCTAATTGATCGTAGGCGGACTTTAATTCCTCAACTCTTTGTTTGCTACGCTGGATACTTCTTTCAAGTCTTTTGTCATGTAGTTGCGCAATGCCGGAAATAAGGCTTAACGCTGCACCTGCTGCTGCTCCCCAAGGACCTGCTGATGCCCCGAATAAAGAAGTCGCCATTCCCATGCCTTGCGATGCTCCTTGCATCCCTCCTCCCAAAATTCCAGCAGCATCTGAAAGGCCTGTTCCCAGTCCAAGATTTTCAAACACTCCTCCTAAGAAATCCGCAGCTCCTGCAAGCGCATCAAACTTACCGATTACGCCTTGTATGGCCTTTGACTGGTCGGAATAAGCCGAACTCAAATCATTTTCCGCTGCGTCTATTTCTGCCTTAGAAGCTCCGCTGCTCTTCAATGCTTCCAGCCTGTTTTTAGCCTCCTTAATGCTGCTAAAAGAGGCCTCCAACGCCTTGAACGGACTTCGTTCTGCAAATTCTCCACGAAGCTTACGCAACGCCTCTACCAATTCTTTGGTATCTTCGATTGATAATCCTTGCTTTTGGGAAAATTCCTCTACCTTAGAAATCATGTCGTCTAACGTAGATGTAGATACCCGGTCAAGGTCATCAAAGATACGCACCCAGTCACTGCTTTCCTTGAATTGATCGAATAGCACAGACGATGTATCTTCTTGCGCCCGCTTGTTTACTTCTTTTACAAGGGTGTCGGCCTCTTTGCTGCCTATGCTTTCCCTGTTTTTCTCTATATCTGCAATGCTCTTTTGGCGGTTACGTTCAATATCTTCTATCTTTTGGGAATAGTCTTTATAATCTTCTATCATGCCTGAAAGGTTTTCAATGCTTTCAGACCGCATTTTCTTGCCCTCCTCGCTTATTGCTTGATACAGCTTTAAAATCTGTCCTTCTCCGAATTGCTTCTTTACGTCATCCTCTTTCATGGCAAGGACATCAGTAATGGAAAGCTTGCTTCCTGTCTTTTTTAGGGCATCTCCAAGCTGATTGCGGAAATCTTCAACAATGCTTTCAAATGATATGTTTTCACCGAAAGCAATGTTCATGGAAAGTGCTTTGTTTCCGGTCGCTTCAAATAGCTTTTTATACAAGTCCCATTTCTCTCCGGCTTGAGAGACATATTTCTCTATTTCCTTTAAGGCGTTATCGGCTTCTTTTTTTGCGTTTTCAATCTGCTCTTTGTCTATCTTAACGCCAAGAGAAACATATAAATCTTTTTGCTTCTCCTTGCTTTGATCCAGCTGGTTTTGGATATACTTGTACGCCTTACTCGGATCGCTCAAGTCTAAATTTACCCCCTTGCTATCAAATACGGGTGCAAATTCGGGTATATTCTTTACTCTTTGGGATGCCGATTCTTCCCCCTCTATTTTTCTCCATTTCTCGTAGCTGGATATAGCTTTTTCTATGAGGTCGGAACGATTCTTCCATTGCTCGGCAATAGGGTCTTTGGCTGTATCTGTTGATTTTTCTCTTCCGCCTAACGTTTCGTATATTTTCCTTGTCGTATCAAGTTCTTTGTTATAGGACGCTAATTGTTTTTCTGAAAATTTATTATTCGGATTAAGGCTGTCTATTTTCTTTTTTAAATCACTTATATTAGTAGATAACCTGCTCATGTATTCTTCATACGATTCACTCTCTTTAGGCTTTATGACATTCAAATCTCCAGCGAGCAAGTTTGCTTCCTTTTCCCAATCAGTCAATGGTTTACTTATATCTATTTGGCTCATCGAATGATAAGACTGTCTGGCTGTATCTATAATGTTAGCCAAGTCTAAACTTTGCTTTTCAAGTTCCAACAGTCTGTTTCTTGCTTTAGTAATATCCTCCGGTTTATATTTGGCAAAGGATAGTTCTCTTCCTGTCTCGTCAAACCTTCTATATCCACCCTCTCTGATAATCCCGGCAAGCCTTTCTCTTTCAACGTCTACGCTCTGCTTTTGTATTTGCGCATTTGCCATGGTGCCGATAAATTGTTTTTTGTACAATTCCTTTTGCTCTTGAGAAAGTTTTCGCATCTTCTCAACAGAAAGGGATATTGCTACTCCGTATTTGTCTGTTTGGGTTACTGCATCCTTGAAGGTGTTAGATAAGTTCTTGGTTATACGTCCTAATTCCCTGCTTTCTTCTGCGCTCTTGTTGGCTTTTTGGCTAAGGGTTTCGTATCGGTCTATAAGTCCGTCAACAGCCTTGTTCCCCTTCATCTTATCGTTCGTATCGGAAATAGTCTTATTTAAATCTGTAATAACTTCTGTTGTAGTTTTGACTTCCTCTCGAAACATAACCAATGCTCCTACTACGGTTCCGATAAGAGTTATAATCCAAATTATTGGATTCTTTTTCATTGCAGCGTTTAACGCATTTTGCACAACCAGCAATCCCTTAGTTGCGACATTGGTCAACATAACAGCAGTTCTATACGAACCATATACAAACGCCAACATGCCAAGTATATCGGCAACGGTTTCCCAATGTTTCATCAGCTTGGTAAGTATTTCCAAACTATCAGAAAGGACGCCGCTATTACCCTCTGCAATGTCTGCCATCATTACATCCCAAGCATCTTGCAAGTTACTCCATTTACCCGCAAGACTTTCTGCGAGAGCTTCCTGCATGTTGTAGAATTTCCCGCCTTCATTGGTTAACTCCCAAAGAACATCTTTCACCATGCCAAAGCTGACTTCTTTTCGGCTGATCTTATCGAATACGTCTCCAGCACTGACAACTTTATTTTCAAGAACGGTAAACCGTTTCGCCAGCTCATCAACTAACGGAATGCCTGCTTCTGTGAACTGTCTAAGCTCTTGCCCGCGAAGAAACGCGGCACTACGAACTTGTCCGTATGCCAATATGATACGTCCCATATCAACACCGACACCCGCGGAAATATCAGCAAGCCGCTTAGTCGTATCGTAAAGCTCTTCGTAGGGGATACTATATGCAGAAAGCTGTTTTGCGTATGACGCTAATTCCTTAAACTGGAACGGGGAAGCCACCGCTAACTCCTTGATGCGGTTGAATATCGTTTCAGCTTTCATGCTATCCCCGATAATAGAGGTCAGTGCGATGCGTTGTTTTTGGAACTCCCCACCAATGGTATATAATCCCCTAACAAAACGCTCTACTGTATATATGGAATACACGTTGGCGATTTGATTTCTTAACTCTCCGGCTATTCGAGACTGGGAAGACATGGTTGTATTTGCCCGCTTCATAGCGGAATTATGCGTATCTGCGGCTTTTGCTGCTTGTAAACGGGCGTTTCTAAGCTGCTCAAGGGCCTTTTGAGAGTTGGCGTAAGCGTCGGCACGCATTATTTGAGAAACACCCCTCATGGCTCTTAATTCGCTTGTATTCACACCTTGCCCTTTAAAGGTTTCTGTAAGCTTCTTGATACTCTCACTATCCACCTCAAGCTTCACCTTGTACGTCTTGTTTTTCAGCAAGGAATCTACTTTATCCTCAATCTCTTTTACATCAACCTTCAATCCTACTTTCGCGCTGACGGTTGCGTGCATGTTGACGAGCTTTTTTTTGATAGCTTCGTATTCTTGCTCTGTATAATTTTTCAGGTGAATCCCAAAATTCAAATTTCCGAGGTCTGCCATGTCGATTGTTATTTTGTGTCCTTTTTAATAGCGTTAACGCCGTTTACTATAAAATCATTAAGAGATATTCTTTGTCCTTTAGCTTCCTGCTCTTTCCTTTTTGCCTCCCATTTTCTTGTCAGCTCTTTCATCTCTTTGGAAGTGTGCATTCCCTTGTCTACCTTATCGTCATTATTGTACACCACAATAGGAGCATCGCATATAAGAAGCTCATACAGAGCATTGGTAAGCACCCAGTCCATGTACCAGTTAGGGATATTCACCATTCCCCAAAAGAGAACGAGAGGGCGGGTTAATTCGGGATGTTTTTCTCCGTTTGCAAAGGCTGCTCCTGCCGAAGTTCTTGAAGGATACGATCTGCTTCCTTTCTCGTCATCGTCATCACTGTGTCCTTCATTCCTGTCAAGAACATGGTAATGTTCAAGTATTGAAGTCTCTGAAATTCCACTTTTTTTTTACCAAGAGCGACGACACTTGTCAGTTCTTGGTCTGTATATTTCTTCCACAGAATGCGCCAATGTATCCAATGGAAAAGCCTTATTTTCCACCAGTTATTCAGGATTATAAGGGAAGCACATCGGGCTGTCACCTCATCGTCTTGTTTGCATGATATAAAGGTGTGCGTCAGCTTTCTTATCGTTCCCCGGTGAAGCCACTTTATTCCAATCTCCTTTTCGCGAAGAGATACATAGTCTGTGCTGTTTTCAAGCACTTCATCAAGTCTTTCCTGTTCTACCGAAGTAGGTTGAGTTATCGTTTTGTCGTTCATAATGTTTTGAGGTGTAAAAAGAAAAGGCGGCGGCATAAAGCTCACCGCCATTAATATTAGGTACCAGTACCAGCCTGTGTAACTTCTACTGCTGCTGCTTTGCTTGCGGTAGAAATGTTCACAATGGCAGTTCTGACAGATGCTCCATTATTTGCATCAACCTTGACCGTTACCACTTTGCCGCTTACGGAAGTCTTGCACCATGTTTCTGTTGATGAAGCAGATACTGGGCTTTCTTCTGTTGTAGCTGTAATGGTCTTCCCTGTATTATCAGCGCTGCTGACGAAAGACAGGGAAGTAGGAGCTACGGTCAGGAGGCTTTTTTTGTTAAGAACGCGATATTGTCGTCAGAAGCAGCAGTGGACGCTGCACCGTCTTCAATTTCAATCGTTCCACTAAGCGCAAATGCAAACGGAGTGGTGGATGCGTTCTCGAACAACGGGCGTGCGTAGATAGCCATTTTCTTAACCAATATACACTTCTCTCCGTCTTCGCTCAACAACGCAAAGCCTGCATTAATCTTCTTGCTGTTCAGAGTTACGGATATTCCGGAATACTCTTGTCCGTTTACGGAAGCAGTTGCTACCTTGTTGGCTTCTCCGAGGAAGAAGCTAACCAAATCCTCGCTTATACTCGGTACGGTAGCCGCAAATGTAATGTCACCTGCTGTACTTGTTACAGCCCAGTCCGCTTGAAGTCCATGCACCTTTGTACGGTTCAACGTGGGTTCTGCTTGGGACAGGTTCAGGGAATCCACAGTAACGGGCAAGTCAAAATCCGGCTCCACTGTTGCAAAGTCAGTAATACCACCCTTTACCAGCATGATAGAAGAAAGACCGCTAAACACTTCTTTCAACTCTTGTTTTGATTTCATTGCCATAATAAAAAGTTTTAATCGTTTATTTTATGTTTATTTTATCACAAGGTCAGCCCTTATCAATGTAGCGCTAAACCCTAATCCGTCATTACCTTTCAATGTCAGCTTTGGGTTAGAGACGGTGATAACACTGTCACTAATCGGGAACAAGGAAAGAACTTTCCCAACAAGGGCGTCCATTACATTTAAATCTTCAACGCCGCTTTTCTTTAATCTCACGTAGACCTCTACGGTGCAGTATGTTTGTACGTTTCCGAAACCGCATCCGTAAGTCGAGGAAGTCAATTGTCCCGGTAGTGATACTACTATGAAATTATCCATTTGCTTAGGAACGGCAGCGGGTCGGTCATTGGTAAACACGTTATCACTAACCGCAGCTGCTGCATTAAACAATGATTTAAGCGCGTCTTTGTATTTAAAATCCTGCTCGTATCCCATAACTTACATCGGTTTAAATGTCATCTTAGCTATGCTCTCTGCATAATCGTATGTGTCGGAAAGCACATTCAGTCCTTTCTTGGATTCCAAATAGTTGGAATATTCAGTACCTGTGCACATTACCAACCCTATTACATCACGAGGAGACCTATAATTCTTGAGGAAATTTACAGATGTGGTTAATCCATATTCTCCGTTGGTATCAATCAGATTGTACTTTTTTATAGGTATAAGCCTTCCGTTTTCATAGCTTCTTACCATTATCACTCCAAGTCCGTCTCCTCTGCTCAATTTAGGGCGGGTAGCGTTCTTTAATCCTTGTGTGACAACAGCGGTTATTATTCGGGAAAGCCCGCCTCTATAATAAATTCCGACAGCCAATGAAGTCAACGTATTTCCGGTTACATTATGGTATTGTGCTGATACTACTCCGTCATGCAGAAGCTTAATGGCGATCTCCGTTATCCTATCCAACATATAGCTGTCAATAACAGAATTAATCTTCTTCTTCGCATCCTCTAAGACTTTAGTATTATCTTCCATACCTTAATTTTTAGCCAGATTAAAATATAGCGTTGTCCCCATTTCCGTAGGATAGCAATCAGTTACAACACACGCTTCAAAGGTTCCGCCGTAGTCGGTAACGTCAACAAGGTCTCCCGCGATAATACCCTTCACAAGTCCGGGAATATCTATGGCGTAATCGCTTTTTATAACGTTGCTTTTCGTAAATGTTCTCAAAGAGGAGCTTCCATACTTGTTGCATTCTCCCTCATACAGAACTGTTTCCGATCCATTTTCAAACGAGGTTTCCCCCGAAATACGATACGCCTTGCATGTATGCGGAAAACGTGGATTGTTTACTTTCATAGAGGCCACCTTTTGTTCATGTTCATACCCAAGTTGACAATCTTAATAGACGATTTCTTAACATTCTCTCCATACAAAGCATATATGTCATTAGCCATTTGCCGTAAATTGCGCTTGTCATAAGCGGAACTCTCTGTACTGCCTTCTTTATGTTTCCAAACACCATTGGCATCCTCTACACTTCCCGTTACACTCGGAGTGCTCGCGCACCACATATAGAGATCTGCCCGGCATAAGTCCTTGATACGCTTTTCGATTGTAGTTACATCAGAACCGGAGGTGATGCCTCTGTCAATCAATATCGTATTGATTGCGTTGTCTGTAACCTCGAAGCCGACACAGCCACGAAGGTATTCTTCAATGGTTGTGCCGGTAGTTGTATTTAGAGAATCTTTCATGGTTATTTACCCTTAACGTTCAAGTAGTAGAACCAACGAACCTTGTTAGGAACAACCAATCCGGTAACTTCCGATTTGATAGTCTGCGTCATGGTTTCGTCGTTAAATACTTGGCGAATCAGAGTACGGCCGCCGTCATACAATGCTGTACGTGCACCCGGAGTTTCCATGAAGATAGGACGTCCGCATTGTACGTCTCCCAAATCTTCGTTCGGGACATACGCCATAACTCCTTCCTCAAAGTTCTGCAAGGTCTTGTAGTTGATTTTCTGCGTATCCTTGTCGTAGCTTTCTACTACGGAGATAGAATCAATTACTCTGATTTCGGCACCGATACGAGCTTCGATAAACGCCTTGATTACTTCGTCAGGAACGAGATTTGCAAAAGCAAGCTGCATGTCTTTGTCGGAAATGTCCGGACGGTTGGCGACTGTGTACATCTGACGGAAATACGGCAGACTGATGATGTCGTCCCATGTGGTCTTGCTTACTTCCCAGTGTCCCTGTGGCGCAAAGTCTTTCTGTCGGCTGTCTCGGTTAACGTCACGCATCACCTTGATAGGATCAATTGTAGTACCTACGGCTGCTTCCTGTGTGACAACTCCGGTTGCGTCAACCTTCTTGTACCAATGAGAATCTTTAATGTTCTTCTTGGGGACACCAAAGTCTATTGATAAAGAGATGCCGAGGGGATTGTTGGCCGCATCAATAATCAGGTTTCCTTTTTTGGATACGACTTGGTTTCTCTGATAAAGGAACGTGTTATAGTTACCTCCAAGCAAGCTGTCTACTCCATTAAACAGAAGTTCCATGATTGTAGCCTCTATTTCCGGTGTAGAACTGCCGATAGCATCCATCAGCATCATCTTTTCACGCAAGATTTTACGGCTTAACGTAATCTCGTGCTTGAAAGTAGGCAGTCCGCCCATTTGCAATGAAAGGCCGTCGGTTGACTTGGTAGCACCGTCACTGTCAATATCTACGTAGGTAGCCAGCGTGTACGGGCGAATTGTTGCCTCAATCTGTTCGTAAGTAGGATTCAGAGGAATGTTAGGATTTAACGGGAAACCCATTTGGGCAAAAGTCTGTTCCGCGTTATACTTATCCGCAAACATGTCGTTAATCCATGCCTCCAACGGTTTGTTGCCGGTATATCCCATAGCAGCAAGCCCTCTTCCTACAATATCGTAAAATTCTTTGTTTCTTGTGTACATATTATCCCCCTTTCTTATTCATTGGATTCGCGCACAAACTCAATCATAGGTAATTGTGCTTCTACTGATTTAGGAATACCGCCACCCGCTACGCGGTCCGCGTATATTCTGCCTGCTCTTACTACGGCACATGTTGCAGAAATGCAACCTTCGGGGATGCAGACATCCTCAAATACAAGGCCGTTTACGTCACTTAAGTTTCCGCTTGCAGTTGCACCTTGCTTGGTAAGTTCCATTGTCCCTGTTACTCCGGTGCTTCCGGGGATAAACATGTAGGCCGGAACCATTGCAGCTGTCTTTTGCGTGAATGTCAGCACTGCGCCACTTCTTTTCACATCCCACTCTGTGAAAGTGGCCTTGCCGCCTTCAATCTTTGTGGCGACCAGTTCGGGGGTTGTTTCCGAAGCGCTTGTTACTGCGATTGAGTAGCTTTTGCTCCCCAATACAAAGGATAAATCTCCGTTGGCGGTAGCCTTGTTGGTGATAGTCAGCGTTACTACCGCTTTTACACCTGTCACTCCCTCCGCAGTAATCACCTCTACCTGTTTGCCAGGGCCGTTGAACTTAACCATTGTTCCAGCATGTATAATATCGCCAGGGTTTAATCCCATTCCGGCAACATCAATCATACCGCCTCCTTGATACAGTTCTCGAACTCTCGACCATACAGGAAAATTACCGCCAAATTCCGACCGGAATTGACCGATAGTGTTGAATGTTCCTAATTGTCTCATCTTTTTTGTCTGTTTTAAAATGTGTTATTTGGTTTTCGGGAGCTTGCCTCTTGATTTCATTAACTCCTTAAAGGCTTCTCTTCGGCTTTTTGCCTGCTCTTCTCCGGTTTCCGCAAACTGATTGATACTTGGGGATGCTCCGTCTCCGAAAATCGCCTTGTATCTTTTCTCGTAGTTGCGTTTAGCACAGTTTACAATGTCCTCCACTTTCATTCCGTCTGTAATTTCCACATCGGAAATGGCAATGCCGAGGATCTCATCGTTGCAGATGTTTTTACCACCATTCTCGATTTGAGATTTCAACTGGCTTTTGGATTCGGCCTTTAACTCGTTGATTGACGCGGCTCTTTTCTCCGCTTCTTTTTCCCCCTTTAGCTGCAAAAGCTCTTCTTCCATTTTTTTCAATTTGGCGGCAAGCGTTCCCTCGTTTGGTTCGTCTTTTGCATCGTCCGGGATTGGTTGAGGTTTGTAGTTTTTCTTGAAATCCTCAACTTGTGTTGCTACATCATGGTTGTACTGTCCCTGTAACCCTTGCAGAAATCCGGTAGCCTTGTTGAAGTAAGTATCGTCAGGTTCACTTCCTTCCTCTAACGGGTTAAGGTCTATGTACTTCATTAATGTTTGTGACGAAAGGCTGGTTTGTCCAAGTCTTGTCGTTAATTCGGATAAGATTTGTTCTTTCTCCATCGTGTTTTATTTAGTTGTGTTATAAAAAAAAGAGCCTATCAACGCTTTGTGCGTCAATAAGCTCTTTGGCTTGCATATCTAATATTACTATTATTCCTTCGTCAGTCTAACTCTCATAAATTTACGGCACCTCCTGCATATAATCCTAATGGAAGAACTTCCGCAAACTTCCTCAACGTCCATTATTTTCTGTTTACACACCGGACATATTGCGAAGTTTCCTTTTCTATCAGGTAACTCTTCATCGAGTTGGACATCAATTTTTATCATATCACATGATTTAATAATGCAAATATATCACCTATTTTCTATAAAAACAACATTATAGATATATTTTTAAGGGTAAAATTTAGAAAATAGATGAAATATCGTATATTTGCACTATATATTACTCATAGAGCTGTGAATCAAGCCGGAGTATGCAAAATCATATTGCATGCGACGGCTTATTTTTTTTATGGAATACGACGGAATTGTACATACAAAAAATGGAGAGGGCGTATTTACTTATGCGCACATAGAAAAGCTGCGTGAATATGGAAATCCGCTTAATATAATCGCCCAAAAAGGATGTCAAGAAAAGTTCCTTGCGTCTCCGGCAGATATTACTATATTTGGAGGAAACCGTGGCGGCGGAAAAGCGCTGATATTCAATGAATTAGTGTGTACTCCGTTCGGATTTAGAAAAATCCAAGACATTAAAGCGGGCGACATAATCACTGGTCTTGACGGAGGAATGCAAAGGGTTGTTTACAATTCCTATCAGGGATTTAAAGAGTGTGTAAGACTTAAATTCGTTGACGGTTCTTATGCTGACTGTTGCATAGATCACTTATGGAATATCAAGCAATCTAACCATTGTTCAAAGAAAAGGGCTTTATATAACCTCCCCTTAGAGGATGAATGGCGGGTGTGGACTACTCAAATGATTATAGACCACATGGAAAAGCAGAAGGGAAAGAAGCAGCCGCGCCATTTATCTGTTCCGTTGTGCAAGCCCGTTCGATTCACCAAAGGGAAATACTTCAAGCCTAAGTTCAGTCCGTATTTGATTGGTTCACTCATCGGGGACGGATGTATTGCCGATAGTGTAATCAGTAAGAACTGTTGTTATTTATTTAATCCTGACGAAGAAGTCATTGGCGAGTTCAAGAAATCAGTAGGGTATTCTTCTTGCGAGTTTGAGAAAGGCTGCTACCGCATGCGCATCAATGACAAAGAACTTATCGCAGAGATTCAGAAATTGAATATAACAGGGCGTGCGGCAGATAAACACGTTCCTGACATGTATTTATATGGGACGCTGGAGGAAAGATGGGCGCTTGTTCAGGGCTTAATGGATACCGACGGAACTATTGATGAAAGAGGGCACCTGTCTTATACTACAATAAGCAAACAGCTTGCGGAAGATGTAAAATTCCTTATCAACAGTTTGGGAGGATTGGCGACAATTGGCAGAGGCGCCGCGGGGTATAGAAATAGCAATGGAGAATTTATACAATGTAATGACGCATACACTCTTTATATAAGAATCCCGGATGCCGAAAGGATGTTTCGCGTAAAAAGGAAAAAAGAAAGATGCAAACCTTATAATGGCGGGATAAGCATCAATGCGAGAAGAATCATAGGCTACGAGATGATAGGGAAGAAGGAGTGTTGCTGTATTGCAGTGACCAATCCGGACAGTTTGTTTCTAACAAGGGATTTTATTGTCACTCATAATTCTTGGGCCTTGCTAATGGAGGTCTTGAAAGATATAAATAACCCGAATTTTGCTTCTGTAATCCTGAGAAACGAAAAAGAGGACTTGAGTAATATAGTAAACAAGTCTTATGAGCTTTTTTCTCAATACGGAAAGTATAACCGCTCTATCTCGGACATGACTTGGAACTTCTATAACGGAGGTTTTTTAAAGTTTTCCTATTATGCGGATTCTTACGAAGACTTCGTAAAGCGTTTTCAGGGAAAAGAGTTTGCCTTTATCGGTATAGACGAAATCACTCACTCTGATTACCTGAAGTTCAAATACCTTATCACCAACAACCGTAATGCCTACGGTATAAGAAACCGTTTTTATGGCACATGTAACCCTGACCCGGATAGCTGGGTACGTAAATTCATAGACTGGTGGATTGATGAAAACGGTAACCCTATTCCGGAGCGAGACGGGGTAATACGCTATTGCTTCATGGACGGCGACCGACCGGAAGATATTTACTGGGGAGATTCCGTAGACGAAGTTTATAACCAATGCAGGCATATCATAGATCCGTTGCTTACGCCGGGTCTTATCAGTAAGGGTTACGACAAGTCGGCATTCGTGAAGACAGTCACATTCATAAAGGGAAAGCTTGAAGAGAACGTTGCTCTTATATCTTCCGACCCTAATTATTTAGCCAACCTCGCCCAGCAAGATGAAGAATCTCGTGCAAGGGACTTGGAGGGGAATTGGAACTTTAAAGCTGCCGGGGATGATATTATCAAGATGGAACACATGGAGCGCTTCTTTAAAAATACCGCCCAATACGGAGACGAGAAGCGCAGGGTATCATGCGATATTGCATACGAGGGAGGAGACAACCTTGTCTTGTGGCTGTGGATCGGGAACCATATCGAAGATGTGTATGTGAGTAGGGATAATTCCAAGCGGACGGAAGAGTGTGTTGCCTATAAACTTAGAGAGTGGGGCGTGCTGGAAAAGGATTTTGTTTTTGACTTAAACGGCCCCGGTCAGGATTTTAAAGGAAAATTCCCCGATGCGGTCAGGTTTAATAATATGGCTGCTCCAATACCCGCGACAAAAGCGGATGAGAAATCAATCAAGTATGTGTACTCCTCTTTAAAATCACAGTGTGCGGATATTCTTGTAAAAAAGATAAAGAACGAGGAGATATCCATAAATCCCGATTTGTTATCGCGCAAATTTTCCGGAAACGGATATTCCGGAGTAACCCTTTATAATATTCTTATGAAAGAGAGAAAGGCCATTCGGGACGCGGAAACAGACAAAGGGTTTGCCTTGATTAAAAAGGAGACTATGAAAAAATACGTAGGGCACTCTCCTGACTTTATAGAAGCGATGATTTACAGACAAATTTTTGATATAAAAAAACATAACACAAAACCAAAAGGATTATGGAGATTATAAACACACGCCAGATTATGGTACGTCGTCCGTTCCGGAGGATATTGCCAAATGGCTATAAAGCCGCTGCCGGGGTTATTTCAGGAAACACCCTCATCAATGAACCGTCTGATAATCCTACGTATCAGATAATAACTCAAATGGACTTCATGCGTGAGTTTGAGCCTTCTGGACATGCGATTAATGACCCGCTGGTATATCCTGACAGGTTAAGGCAGGACCCGGATACGAAGCAATGGTTCAGGGAGTATGTTATCAGATGCGCTTTTGCTTTTCAAAGAATAATAACGGTCAAGCATCTTGTCCACCTTTGCGGGAATGATATTCAGTTTGAAATGGAAGGCGATACCGAAAATGAGAAAGTGAAAGATACCTTCTTTAAATTTAGAACGGGATGGGCCGTAAAAGACATGGAAATCGCATGGTACGAGGCCGCTAAGTCTGTAAAGATAACCGGAGATACGGCATTTGTAGGATACCTTAGAAAAGGAAAATTCTATTGGAAAGTCCTTTCTTTTGAAAAAGGTGATGTTTTGTATCCTCATTTTGATAATGTTACAGGAGAGCTATCCTTGTTTGCCCGTTCTTATTCCGATTACGACAGCAGCGGGAATATTGTGACCGACTGGCTGGAGGTGTGGGATGAAAAGTATCTCCGTCGCTTTAAAAAAGGAGGAAAGGGATACAGCAAAATCAAACAAGTAATAAAAAACTTATTTGGATTGGACGGTTATGAACTCGTCTCCCAGCAAGAGCATGGGTTTACGTTTATCCCTGTGGCTTACCATAGATGCGATGCCGGAGCTTGTTGGTCTCCCTCGCAAGACAGTATAGAGCAATACGAACTCGCTTTCTCCCAGCTATCTCAAAACAATACAGCCTATGCGTTCCCGATTATGTATTTCAAGGGAGAAAATATAAATATAGATGGGGGTGTTGACGGAACTGTAAAATGTATCACAATGGGGCCGGACGATGAAGCCGGATACCTTAATAAACAGGATGTATCTACGGCTTTCGAGAAGCAACTCGATACTCTTTACAAGCTGATATATGAACAGTCGTTTGCGGTAATTCCTCCGGAGGTAAGAAGCGGCGATCTTCCGGGCGTGGCTATAAAGCTTCTTTATTCACCGGCATTTGAGAATGCGATGAAGGATGCGCAAGAATATAACCGCCTTGTGGACGACATGGTGAAGATTTTCACCTATGGATACGGAGTGGAAACGGAAAATCTTATAGACCTGCAAAACTTGAGTGTATATGCTTGGATAAAACCCTATATTCATTTGAATGAATCGGAGCTTGTGCAGAATCTTGCCACTTGTGTGCAAAACGGATTTTTATCACGTCAAACCGCAAATGAGCAGATTCAAATGTATAGCAATCCCCGCGACTGGGACAGGATAATGAGAGAGAAAAAGGAAGAGCAGCAGGCTGATATCCTTTATCAACTCAAAACCACGCAACCTACTCCTGAAGAAGAGGAACCCGAACACAACCCGGCTGGAGATGATAAGCAATGAAACAGCCCACGCAACAACAGATACAGGAAGCCAAAGATTTTATAAGGCAGCGGCTAAAGGCTGAATTATCCATGCAGAAGCATTTGGATGATCTTCTCTTGCAAGCCGCAAACGAGATCGTGGATATATCTTTGAAGTATAAGATAAAACCGTCCATGTTCCGCTTTTCCGCAAATGAAAAACTCGAAAGGGAGGTAGGTGTTGTTATCGGAAAGTTGCGAGAGGCGATTTACGACTATACCGAAACGCTTTCCGTTTATGACAGGAAAGAAGAAAGGGAGGCTATCATTGCTTTTATAAATAGGGAAGATCATGGAAAGACGCTTTCGGAGCGTATTGATATTTATTGCAACCGCTTTAAGTATGAGATAGAGGCTGCTGTCGCCGCCGGGCTTATTGCCGGGCTAAGCCGAAACAAAATAAAGGACAGCATAAAGGAAAATATTAAATCTCCGTATGATAGCTCCTATTTCAAAAAGGCCGTAGAATCCGGGGTATCCGCAGCAACCCGCATTAATACAAATGGAATAAGTTATGGAGTAGGGAAGTCCAACTCTTCTTATAACTCACTGAATACCCTTACCCGGTATGCTATCGGGTCCGCATGGATGTGGTTTAATGGAGTTCAGAAACAAAAAGAAGGAGCTATCGGTTTTTATTCATATAGAGGGAGCAGCTACCCATGCTCTTATTGTGATAGTATGGTCGGGTATCATCCTATATCCGACTATCAGCGCCAGTGGCATATAAGGTGCTGTTGTTATTTTGTATTTGTATAATTAAAAGTTACAATAATATGTTGAGAGGTAAAGAGGAAAAAATTACATTCAGCAAAGGACTTGGTACCGAATGTAGGAAGCTTGGGATCAGCGCAAAAGAAAAGGCTTTTGCAGACCTTTTAGCGCTGGGATGGAAAGATAAGGACGCCTATCTCATCTCCGGCCTTTATAACCCTGTGTATAATTTAGAGATGAATAAGAAGAATATGAATGCCCTCCTTTCCCAGGATAAGGACTTCATGGATTATCTCACCTTTATAAACAAGCGTGTAAATCGTAGACAGAAAGAGAGCGAGAAAGAGGAAGAGTTTTTGGTTGAAGGTGTTAGTGATGAAGATATTGCTTCTGAGCTTTCAAAGGAAAACCAGCTTCGTAAGCTTATCGCCGCCCGTAAAAAGTACGATGGCAAAGAGGGATGCAAAGAATGGATAGACCTCACTAAAATGATTGCAGACATCACGCAGATTAAGAAAGACGAGATAAAAGAAGAAGATACTACCACTCATTTTTATCTTCCAATTTCATGCAATAATTGCTCCTTGTACCTTGCCGCTAAAAAGAAAGCCGGGAAATGACACCCGGCTACTTCTTCCTTATACATAGGTTTGTGTTCAGTTTTTGTCTTTATCAGACGCTTCCTCCATTTCCTTTTTCATCTCATACATCTGCCTTTCCTCCTCAATAATCTTGGCGTCCTCCTCGTCAGAAATCGGCTTGGCGTCCGCGCGGTCAAGGGCATCCCAGACTGCCTTTAGCACATCCACCTGCAACTTCGCGTCAATACAATTCCCCACATACTGGGTGTTTCGCAGCATTAGCATAGGCAGATTATCAACCCTGTCTTCTATCGGAACGCTATCCAATAGTACAAACATTATGCTTCCCGCGCTGTACTCAATGGAGAAATCACCGCATACCGTTGATGCCTTGATAAAAGGAATGCCGTCTTTCTTATACTTGAGAATAGTTATATTCCCGACTTGTGTCTTTCCGAAATCCATAATCTTTTTGTGTTATATTTATTATTGCAAATCTATTCTTCAACAAAATCATCACTCAGGAAATCATCATCCGAATATTCCCAGCCCTCAAACAGGTTCGTTTTCGCTTCTTCGGCAATGTTGGGTACATGTCTCATAAAATTGTTCGCGATGTCCTCGTTCCCACACCACAGATTATAAGAGTTGTTGTATCCCTTTTCCCTCACGTATCCGAGAGAAAGCATGTCGATACCCAGCTTTCTTTGCGACATAGGGACGATCCCGTTCTTCTTGCAGAATCGTTCATAGTTCTTGTATATCTCCGATGATGTGAAATTGATAACGCCGCTTCCTTCAAATTCTTCGGGCTGGCACTCCTTGTATTTGAGGTATTCCGATATACTTCCGTCCACAAGCTTTCCGTCCCGTCCTATGACCGTAGAGCGTATCCTCTCCAGCTTCATATCTATCTTTCCTCCGAGATTCTCCGGCATCCTCCAGTTGTTTTTCTTTAGCTCGCAAAGACCTTTGACTATCCAAGCCATTATGCCGGCATGTTCCGATTTGAGCCTTTCCGCGAGCATGGTATCCCTTTTCTCTACGGGGATAGTCTTGTCGAAATTAAGTACGAGCGCCCGTCTCTGCATACTCTCATCATCCGGGTCCTCCCGGTTAAGAAAGTCCTTTGGCTGCCAACGGTAGTTAGAGTTACACAGCATGATAGGCGGTCTTTGCATCATCGTTATATTGCCGCCTATTCCCCGGCAGGCAATAGGTTCCCCGCTGGAGATAGCCTTTATGATGCTCATATCCTTAAAATCCCCTCGGTTACTCTCCGTACAGTACATAAGCCTCTTCCCGGACATGGAATACGCAGCACGAAGCTGTTCATCACCTCTGCTGGCAAACTGGCTCATCTTGATATTAAGTATCTCGTCCTCTCCGAACATATCCTTAAGCACCCGGTAGATAACACTCTTCCCGTTTGCTCCCGTACCTTGCAATATCAGGAAATACTCAAAGCTTATATTACGTCTGTTGACAAGACAGGCTCCAAGAAACATCTGTAATATTCTCCGCTTGTGCTTCTCAGGAAGAACACCGTCCATATCATCCGTAGGCATCCAGTTCTCTCCGAGGAAACTTCTCCATATAGGACAGTTGAATATCTCCTTGCGGTCATACTTGAACGGATACATCTTCACACAATCAAAGCGGGGAGAGTGGGGATAGGTCTTTAACCGGTTCATGTCAACGACACAGTTAGTGAAGCACATAATACTAAGGTCGGGACGAAGCTCATGGTCCCGGATAACATTGATTATACGGTTCATATAGGCATACATGGCCTTATTGGTACGGTCACGAGCTGCAACACCCATCTTCTCAAGCCACCTGTCTACGGCATCATACAGGACATTGTAATCCATGAACTCATAAATCTTACCTGTAAAAACATACAAGGAGCTATAATGAGAGGTGTTATCCCTCGTCAAGACACCATAACCCTCCCTGAATAACTCCTCAAGACGTCTGCCGTATCTGTCTGTGCGCTCAGGATTGCTTGTAACCAAAGATATATCCCTGAACGTAGCCGCATATTCATCGCAATGTTCGGATAATAATCCAAGTACGTAATCCTTTAAATCCTTCCTATCCATATTTATTATATAACGTTTTTATAAGCATACCATAAAGAACATAACGGAACTGGGATTAGGTCTCATTCTTAAAAATAACATCTTCTCTTCTCTCTTTTGAGGGTTAAAAATATATATATATGTTCTTTATCATCATTATGCAAATATACAACTACTTGATAATAAAACAAGTAATTTTCTAAAAAAATAGGGGTAAAATTTAGAAAATAGGTGATTTTTTAGAGAATAACGGGAGTTATTGAAAAAATACGGCTTTTTTGGAGGGTAAAACATCGTTACAAATGTGGGAAATTGGACGAAAAATGGGGGAAAATAAAAATTTTTAGGGGTGGTGATTACATCCGATATTCTTACATATAATAGGGGTGGGGTGGGGTGCTTTCTACGTGGGTATGCATGGTGTGTTATTGATTATCAATATGTTATAGTTTATATTATTGCTATAATATAAAGTTGTAATATCATTACAAAAGAGGATAATTTCCCGAATATCACAAAAGCTCCAAAATGGACGTAATTCATTGATTGTCAACCAAATACCACAATATCATTAATCTACAACTACAACATAACCATATAATCACCTATTAATCAATCAGTTATGCATATATTTCAAATCTCCCTATACCCCCGTATCCCTGTTATAAATAATATCTATAAATTAATTATCAGCAATAGATAAAATCTATTATAAGGCTATGCTTGTTGATCCAGTTATTATATACTTATACGTTCGTATGCTATAATGTCCCTATATACCCTATTATTTAGTATTATATACTTACATTTGTATATGTGTATTATTATGTTTGTATATTGCTGTAAATCAGTGTATTATAACGTTATATTTAATGTTATAAAACATACTTATTTTATTGAAATATTTTGCTATTTTCTTTGCCGTTCCAAATATAATTCGTATCTTTGTAATGTAAGAAAGAGGTAAACATAAGGCCTTTAATCTTACAAGCGTTGTTTATATGATGAGATATAAAAAGAACCTGCTAACACTGGTAATGTTAACAGGTTCAAAGAAGGGAATAACTTAGATAAGTACCCCCCCCCAGCAGGAAGGGCAAAGGTACTTATCTTGGTTTAAACTTCCAAATTATCCGCTTATAAATTTAGACGCTGTAATAAAGTTGAATTATAAACATTTAAATATTACAGTTATGAAAGCAATGAGTTTTTACACCGCAAACGGTTGGGTTGGCTCGAACTATGACAGCAAGTTAAGTACAAAGGAAATATCCGCAAAGGTCAGGATTTTTGCAAAGAAGAATTTCCCGGACTTTAAATTCTCTGTCCGTACTGAACGGAGCATGTGTACGGATTCTATGTATATCGAGTTAAAGGCGGGTACTTGTATCCCTTTCGTTGAAGGTTCAAGAAGCGCGGAGCGTGGTTACATGTCTACAATGTCAACCGTTAAGGGTTGGGAAGATGAGTTAACTCCGGAAATGTTCAAGGTATTGGACGCTGTTACGACTTATGCAAGTTCTTTCCGTTATGATGACAGCGACGGCATGCAAGACTATTTCGATACAAATTTTTATATTCATATAAAAGTGGGTGATGAATATCAGGTTGTAGAACCGAAAGAAAAAAAGAATACACTAAAGAAGGGGAAAGAAGATGCCGCTGGTGTAGTAGAGTATGTTAAGGCTGAGTGCTTGGAGATTGTGGACTATTCCGAAAAAGCTATCGCGGTGTTCGGTGACACGAAGGCGATTAAAGATCAGTTAAAGGATCTCGGCGGACGGTTTAACCCGGCCTTAAACTACGACGGTGAAAAGCGCGCCGGATGGATATTCAGCAAAGAGCAAGCGGACAAGGTGCGGGAATTGCTCGCACCTGCAAAGAGCGAAAAGGAATCGGATGAAAACACCGACGAAGCGTTTCCGCTTGAAAATATCCATTTTACCGAAACGGGCAGCTTTAACGGAGTGCGCTATTACGACATAGAAGGATCAGGAGTAATAACCAGCGCGAAAGTACGCGCGGATATACAGCCGGGCGATATATTCAACGTATATACAAATAAGGAATGGAAATTCGGTGTAACTTATGACGGCGTAAGCCTTAATAGAAGTTTATACAACGCCTTACCCGGTATAATTGAATTTGACGACAAGATAGAATCGGGCACGCTTAGCACTTCGTCGTATTACTCCCCGATGGCTGAGGGTGTAGAATTTTACGAGAAGAAAGTAAATGGAAAGCGTTACACCGTCAAGGATAAGCCGTTAACACTCGGGCATTATGGAATATTGGACAATTTAGACAATTGTATAATAGATTGCTATCCGACTAAGGGAGAAGCTGAAAGGGAGGCGGAAATACTTAACGGGTTTACGGATGGCAACGGACGCTTAAAAAGTGCTATATAATGTTCTGCGTTATGTTGCTATTGTTCGGTGCTGTATTGTTCATCAGCGGCACCGATATTACAGAGATAAGAAAATACAAGGATCAATCAGATAAATTTTAAGGTTATGAAAACAAAAACACAGCTTTCAAATTTTAACTTCCAGTTTTCCGGATACGGGCATTATAGAGTGACTTATACAAGCCCGGCAACTGGCAAACAATGGAGTACAATTGTTAGTGATATGACATTGATAGACGCTACCAAGAATGCGGACGAGCCGAAACGGAAAGACTTGGAAACGTTGAAACGGTTATGTAAGAACAATTAAAAGATATACGATTATGGCAAAGACTTTAAAGCAGTTAAGCGATCAGCAAGAAAGATTTAACAAACTATGGAAGTATGCGAGCAATAACACAAAACGGCTTGCAAAAAAGGTTTGGATAATGAGATATCAAGAAGTTCATAAAACTTGCGATTGCGGACAATATTCGACTAATATGCCCGGCAGTTTCTTTCCTGATTACGCAGCACATTACGCTGCTAAGATTAACGGAGGGAAGGCAACGGAATATTACGACGGCTTTAAGCTTGATAAAATTGCATCCGACATATTTAACCGGGTGGCAATATTTTAATTAATGTAGAACTTTAAAATAAAAGATATGATTTACGAAGTACGTGCCTATTTGGGCAAAGTTGAAAACTTATATACTTGCATTTTCGCAACGATGGAGGCAGCAAGTAAAGAGACGGAAAGACTTATTAAAGGCTGCAATTTGAACGGGGTAAAGGTTAGCGGAATGATTTATACTTTATCCGCTATAAATGACAAATACGAGCCTATCAACGAGAAAACCGTATTTTTCGATAATAAGAAAGATCTGGCAAAATTCTATATCGCAAGGGATAAAGACGGTAAACTATTTAGATACCCTTATTGGAATGGAATGTGCGCAACTGACATACCGCATAAACATATTAACGCATATCCATTTGACGGTAATTTCTACGTCCAAGGAACGGACTACCAGCCAAAGAAAGGCAAAGAAATAGGAAGCGAGTTATACGGGAATGTGAACTATGAAAATTCGCCCGTACTGATAACAGAATGCAATTAACTATTAAAACAAAGAATCGTGCAAACAATTATCGTAACAATTAATCATCAGGGCGAAAATACAGCCCTACAAATAGATGGAAAAGTAATAGCAACCGTTTCAAAAGATAGTTTCAACAAGGGGCTTTATTGCGGTTCCTTCGGGGCTTTCGGTTGCTGCAATAACAATAGCTACCCCAACGCATTAGAATTTATAACGAACTGCATCGGGCGACATTTTGCAAATTTCGGTTTGAATGTGGAATTTAAATAAGATATATGATAAGCAAGTTTATAGAATTAATAACCGAATAAATTAAGGATATATTGCCACAATTAGCATAGACGCACGTTGAGGTTTCGACCAACGTTCATGTTATAATGCCCCGGCAGTAATACGGCTGCCGGGTAGGCGATAAAGAATAAACGAATAATTTAAAATAAGGAGGAGTAGACTATGTATTTAGGCTTTATGCTTTGGGCGATAATTTTAGTTGTGATCGTGTGGAATACTAACCCGGCGCTTGTTATTATATCCGTAGTGATAGGAGTTACGTTTGCGATTGCAAAAACAACAGATAATAAACCAAAAGAGTGATATGGAAATATTAAAGGATGTGTTTTTGAAAAAATACCCGCAATACGGGAAGGTGCTGCGGGTATATGAAGAGGTTAACGAAACGGAGTGCACCTTCGAGAGCATTACAAAACCAAGGTTGTACAACTTCGTTCGGGCTCTTAATGACAGGCTGGCAACAAACAGTGCTAAAACCTATTGCGCTATGTTTAAATCGGTTCTTAACCTGTACAGCGATATATATTCTTTCCCGAAAGGTTTTGAAGCTATATTAACCCTGAAGAAGGATGCCACGCAAAGTACATGGTTAACGGATGAAGAAATTAAAAAACTACTCTCATACGATCCGGTTAATGATACAGAACGGATAGTGAAAAACTGTTTTCTTCTCGGTTGTCTGACAGGTGCAAGACATTCGGACTACGTATGTTTTACAGAGGACAATATAATAGATGGACGACTGGTCTATATTTCCCAAAAAACGAAAACAAAAGCGGAGATTCCGGCGGCTCCGGCTGTGTTACGTATATTAGAGGAAAACAAAAGATACGACATTAGCCAACGTAAGCTGTCTGATGTGACATTTAATGATACAATAAGAAGTATATGCCGGAAGTGTGGAATAAACCAACGAATAAAACTGTATCAGGCAGGCGAATATGCAACCGGGGAAAAGTGGGAGTTTATTTCCTCGCATTCCGCCCGGAAGTCTTGCGCAACCAATTTATATCTAAGAGGAGCGGATCTGTATTCTATCAGCCGGATGTTAGGACACTCCAGTGTAACCATGACGGAAACGTATATTTGTTGCGGGCTGCGTGAATTATCAGATAAGATAATGGGATATTTCAACGGGTTTAAATAATATGCTTTAAAACATACTGTATAAGATGAATTAAAGAGAGATAAACGGTATTTTTGCAAACAATTTTAAAAAAAGGTTATGAAAACTTACGATGTACACTTCAACGACGCTAACGACTCTAATAGCAAAGGTTTTAATGAATCATTTGAGTACTGCAAAAATTATATAGAAACCTATAACGGTACCAATGAATCCTATTTCGAGGACTACAAGGGAGGAATCGTATCGATCGTGTGTAATGAAACCGGAGAAGAGGTTTATTCGGAGGATATAAGATAGAATGGAGCAAGAAAGTAGATACGCATACGACGAGGAAAGCGTAAAGCATATTGTGCACTGGGCTTTAACGGCCCAGCTGCCTACTCAAATAGAGCTGAGCGAATCGGAGAGTATATTTGATGTTAAGAAGTACATACAGGCGAACATAAACGACATAAACCAACATTTCCCGGACCCTTTTTACAATCCGGCAATTGACAGGTTGTACAGGTTGAAGGAATTTATGGATAACTCGCAATCCTGAAACGAACATATACACACAGCCCGGCGAACGATTTTGCATCTTTATAAGACCTCTTCCGCCGGGCTATTGAATTACAATTTACTGTCCATCTTTTCAAATTCTTCTTGTACGGACTTGTTTAGCACTTTGGCGTAAATCTGTGTAGTCTTTATGTCCGCATGTCCCATCATTTTTGCAAGGTTTTCAATCGAAACTCCCATATTCAATGCCATAACCGCAAAACTATGCCGGGCCATGTGCGAATGTAGGTTTTGTTTTATCCTCGCGAGCTCCTGAACGACTTTCAGTCTTAAATTATACTGATAGTTGCTTATTACGGGCAGTTTGAAATCGTATTTTTGCAGAATTTCCATTGCGGGCTTAAGAAGCATCAGGAAATATTCTTCTTCCGTTTTTACTCTTACGTCTCTTATAAAGAACTTGTTCCCCTTCTTGATTACACCGCTAAAATCAAAGTTAAACAAATCTGCATAAGACAAACCCGTAAAACATTGGAATACGAACAAGTCTCTAACCCGTTCAATGCTCTCGGATGTCGTTTTTAAGCCTTGTATTTGCTTTATCTGTTCTAAGGTGAGGTATTTTATACCTTCGCTCTTTCCGCGCTCAAATTTGAGCTTATTATACGGGTTGTCTTTCAGTAAATCATATTTGATGGCTTCGTTTATATATCTTTTCAGGCGCTTATGATAACCATGTATTGTCGTCTGTTTGTTATACTTCCTATGAAGGAAATTGTCATAGTGCATTATGTTAGCCGTAGTAACGTCCGTAAAGTAAACGATCCGACCGAACTCTTCCAGGGATGTTATTAAGGAGGCATGTGTATTTAACGTTCCTCGTCTAAGGTCGGTTCTTTCGCTCACTCTCCGTTTTATGAAATCTATAAAGCTTTCTTTTGTTTGGGAATACTTTAAAAAGTGTTCCAGCTTATCAAAACTGAAAGGTTCTTTGTTTTTTACCAACCCGTTTATGAACTCGTTGATGTTCCGCATTTGCGTATCGAGCCTTTCGTTGAGGTCTAAAGATTGAACGGTATTCTTAACCTTTGTTTTTTCGCTCCATTGGTCGGAATACAACCGAACGCCTGTACTTAACCATTTTCTTTTCCGTTCAAACAAAATTTCTATTTGAACGGTTCCTTTCGTTGTCTTGCTTGCCGTATGCTTACGGTCAAAAACAAACCTTAATACTGGATACTTCATAATTTAAAAGATTTGGTATCACACAAGGGTATCACATTTGTATCACATTTCGTGAAATAGAATGAAATAGAATGAACTAAAATGAAACAACATTAGCGGTGTGTTTGTTCTCCTAAATCATTGATTATTACGTAAAACGCTGATAATAAACAAAAAGGGACTACGTTTTTGTAATCCCTTGCTGTGATCCGCTTGGGGCTCGAACCCAAGACCCCAACATTAAAAGTGTTGTGCTCTACCTGCTGAGCTAGCGAATCAATCCTTTACTGCTGTTAAGCGGGTGCAAAGATAGAGACTTTTTTTGAAGTTGCAAAGGAATTTCGCTTTTTTTCCTATCTTTGTACCGGGATTATAGATGCGGTAGTTCTTAATTCCCTGATAATACAATGTTTGATACATTGATATTCCATTAAAAAAATGTATTGCTAAAATAAAGAAGGGTATCACAAAGGGTATCACAAAAGAACATTATAAAGCGATGTCGTAATAGCGGTATTATAAAAGAAACATTATAAAAAGAACATTATAAGGAAACATTATAAAGGAACATTCATAATTTATATTTCATACTTTATACTTAAAATTACATGGCAACAGTAGACGATAAGAAAATTATCTTTTCTATGGTAGGGCTGAACAAGACCATTCAGCAGAACAACAAGCAGGTGTTGAAGAACATCTACCTTTCGTTCTTCTATGGAGCGAAAATCGGTATCATCGGTCTGAACGGTTCGGGTAAATCAACCTTGCTGAAGATTATCGCCGGCTTGGATAAATCCTATCAGGGCGAAGTGGTGTTTTCACCCGGATATTCGGTAGGATATTTGGCTCAGGAGCCTTATCTTGATCCTACGAAGACAGTGAAGGAAGTGGTGATGGAAGGCGTGCAACCCATTGTGGATGCGCTGACAGAGTACGAGGAGATCAACCAGAAGTTCGGTCTGCCCGAATACTACGAGGATCAGGACAAGATGGACAAGCTCTTCACCCGTCAGGCAGAGTTGCAGGACATCATCGACGCTACCGATGCATGGAACCTCGACAGTAAGCTGGAGCGTGCGATGGATGCA